CTACACAGACTTCGTTTTTGTGATCCACCACCACCATTTCCTCGCCGTTTCCCGGCCATTCCTATTCAGACGGTCCTTGAACGACGAGCGAAGCGCATAGAGCTGGTCGAGGGTGTAGTGGGAGGTGCGCACGGCTACGAAGCGCACCGGGCGCTCGATCTCTTTGGAGAAGTAGTCGAGCAGCTCGCCGCGCTCGGTCTTGCCTTGCCTCGGGATAATCCGGTAGCTTCCGAGCAGGTCCATCATGCTTTGGTAGCCGTCTTCCATACGCCCAGTCTACGATGCCTGCCGCCGTGCTACCAAGTCCGGGTCCGGGTCGGGCACCACGACACCGAGTTCCGCTCCTTCCTGGATGACCTGGCTGATGTACTCGGCCATCTCGTCGGTGGTGAGCTTGGTCGTGGTTTGGAGAACGGTGATATCGCCGCCGCGCCATACGCGCTTGCGCCGTAGGAAGCGCGATTTCATGATCTCGTGCAGGTCCTCCGACAGCTCACCGACATGCGCGCCGATCGTCGGCAGCACCAAGCCCCAATAGTAGGCGTTTTGTTTCTTCGACCGGGTGCCGCGGTCTTTCTCGATGATGACACGCACCTTATCGGTGTCGTCGTAGCGGGAAAGGAGGGCGCGGAAGTAACGCTCGTTGACGAGAATGAGCTTGCCATCTTTGATCTTGGCGCGCGAGATGAAGCGCGTAAGTTTCATGGCTTGCGCCGGCGCCTATCCCGGCATGCCCGGCAGCGCAGCGGTGGCTGCCAGTGGGACTCCTTGCATCGGTCGATGTCGGTCTGAGTGATGACGAAGGCTCGGCCGCAGTCGGGCTCGATGCAGATGTAGGTGCCGGGTTTATTGTTGAGCACCCGCATGAGTTAGACGGATTCGGCCAAACCTTCCGGGATGGAATAACCCCAGTCCTTTAGATGCGTAATCACGCGATCTTGGTTTTCGCCATCGAGCATAGAGAACGCGGCGTCGTATCCCATGGACAGCATCATCGATTTTTCGTCGATGTATCTTGGATGTGCTTCTTTGTAGCCGGTGCCGTGATGGTCCATGAGGACGAGGAAGCAGAGGGCGGCGAAAGCTCGTTCGGTCGGTTTCATAGGCTATTGAGTTAGAAGGTTAGCTGCTCCTCGATGTTCGCTATTTGCTCAAGCGCGCGGCGTTCAAGGTCGAGGTAGGTATCAACATCTTCCTGCACGTCAGCGCGGTTAATCGTGAGATAGAAGAAGTCGCGAGGCATCCTTGGGTCGAAGAAACAAAAGTACAAGGTCTTCAGCTTGTCATTGACGATGAAATACTGGAGCACCTGGTGCTCGTACTCCTCTGGGACCAGTCGCGTGAGGAACGCTTCTATGTGGCTCGCCGAAGATAGGCACTTGACTTCACATGCCTCGGTCTTGCCGATTTGCCCGTCCGGTGAGACGGCGATATTCTCGTCATCGTCGCGGGTCCATAGCACAAGGTCGGTATTGACCTTCTTGCCGGTCTCGGCCATGAAGCGCTCGATCGCTTCATCTTCGAGGCGCTTGCCGCGATCCATGACGTTCTCGCCGTCGTGAGGGACCGCGATGCGCTCGGCAATCACCTCGTAGAAGCCCTTGAGCGGCTTGCCGTCGCGCTTGGAGAATAGGGTCTTGACGCGGGTGCCGGTGATCCGGCCCCGGCGAGCGTCGAGCCATGCTTCTTCGGTGTCGTACTTGGTGACCTTCATACGCTAGTTGGTAGCCTCCTGGCGGTCGTGGATAATCACGTCGAGGCGCGTGACGATCTCCTCGAAATTGGCGGGCGCGAGGGCGAGCTTAGCAAGGCGTTTTACGGCCTCCTCAATTTCATCCTTGCTGCCAGTTTTTTCGCCGAGGGTGCGCAGCCGGATGACGATCTTGGCTTTCGGGTCCTTGGCGTCAGGCCGCCTTCCGCTGTCGGTCGCATCGGTATCCTCCTCGCCGGTGGCGATGCCGAGGACGGCGCAGAGGGAGTAGCGCTTTGCATAGGTCAGCGCGGTAGCGGCGTCCTGCGGCGCCGTAGTGAGCTTGTAGCCGCTTCTGCTTACCTTGCCTTCTTCGATCGGAGCGACGAACGAGCTTGCCTCCGAGTGGCCTGCGATATGCGTCAGGATGGCGGCTGCGGTTACGAGCCGCTCTTTCGGGTCAGAGATAATCTCCCAGCGGTACGAAAGGCCGTGCTTGGCAAGCGGTTTTTGGATTTGCCGGACAATCGAATCGATAGAAGCGAACTTATAGCGGAGCGTGCCGTCTTGGTTCTTGACGGCGTTCTTCTTCTCTATGATCGGACATTCGGCTTGGAACGCGGCGAGAGCTCGTATGAATGACTGCTTTGCCGCAGCAGCACGCGCCTTCTGTTGAAGCTCGAAAAGCCGGTCGAGCGTTTCAACCGTTGCACCTGTCTCGATCGCTTTCTGAATGAACGTATCGACGGATGCAAGCTCCGTGCTGGTCGTATCTTGTTCCATGAGTGAGTGAGTTAGCGCGCAGGCCACTGGACTTCCATAGCCCACATGACGAGCTGCGCGAATGAGTAGTCGACAAAGGTTCGATGCTTCCCCTCATGCGAGACGACCGCTGCGTTCTGGCTGATCGGTGTGATGGTCATGCGCCGAAGATGACATAGAGCGCGAATAAAACGACGAATAGATAGATCGCGATGCCAATCCCTTCTATCAATCCCCTGACGAAAGTACGCATAAATGGTGTGTGTGAGTTCGTAATCCTCCTCAAAGGGAGGCGCGGAAGCGCAGGTCCGGTTCAGGTTATGAACTAGGTCTGCCGCGCGCCCACGTCTCCCTTCGAGACGGGCCGGGCGTGTGCTGACGGGCGGTCGAGTGGTTGATCCCGAAGGACACAAGGCCGCCGCTGCTACATGCTTCGTACCTGGGTGTAGTATACATGCGGCGTGTGTGCGTGCAAGGAGCGTAATAAAGGAGGTGTGGATAACGCAAATGGCAGCGTTCGGGCGGCTATGGTACTATCCGCTTATGAAACACAAAAAGAAAGATGAGCGTATCAGCGTGCGGATTAGCAAGCGGGCATACGAGGTGTTGAGATCGCGGGCGAATAGCGAACGCCGAAACCTCGTCGATGTCGTCGATATGCTGTGCGGCGTATAGGCATGAGGCCCATATTCCCATCGGTCAAAAAGCGGCTCCTCACGGAGAAGCGGATGAAGCAGTGCGCGCTGAGTCAGCTGCAACGCATATATGAACTCTGTGAAGGCCGCATTACCTGGCATCACCCGTGGATATATGCTGGCCGACAGATCGGCGAGACCTGGGCCATCGTGCCCGCTTGCGAGCATCATCATCGTATGGTCGAGAGCGAGCCGGCGGTGAAAGCCGCATTCGAGGCCGCCTCATTATTACTGGCTACCGAAGAAGATTTGGCCTGCTACCCGCGCAAGCCGTGGGGGCGGATCAAAAAGGCACTCGGCTTACAAGCCGATACTAAGACTAAGAGCGTATGAAAATCCAAATCAAGAACCGCTGGTCAGGAAATGTATTGTTCGAGTGCGAAGCTGTTTCATTGAAGGCGGCAGTAGAGATGGCCATGGAGGCGGACGCCGACCTCACGGACGCCGACCTCACGGACGCCAACCTCACGGGCGACGACCTCGCGGGCGCCGACCTCGCGGGCGCCAACCTCGCGGGCGCCGACCTCGCGGGCGCCGACCTCACGGGCGCCAACCTCACGCGCGCCAACCTCGCGGGCGCCAACCTCGCGGGCGCCGACCTCACGGGCGCCAACCTCCGTGTCATAAAGCACGATGTTTGGGGTGTTCTTCTGCTCAACAAAAATGAAGTGCCGTATCTGCGGCAAGCCATTATAGACGGCAAGGTAGATGGCTCCGCATATTCCGGCGAGTGTTCCTGTCTCTGTGGCACGCTCGCAAAAGCGAAGGGCATAAACGACGGTAAAAGTCTCGCGATAGCTGATTCATCAAGCCCCGCCGAGCGGTTCTTTCTCGCGATTAAGAGAGGCGATACGCCTGAGACGAATCCGGTGTCAAAGATAGTGCTGGGGTGGATTGAGGAGTTTGAGACGCTAGTGGCCGATACTAAGACTAAGAGCCATGACTAACCTCCCCGCCACTATAAAAGAGAAGCTCGCGGAGTTCTATGAATCTCCTGCTATCAACGACTTTAACTTCCGCACGACTTCGTGGAAAAAGAAAGAGATAGACACTCTTGTTCGCTCTCTCGTCCTCACCGTGCTGGAGGGGGTGAAGGATGGGTTGCCAGAGAGACGGCAGACAGAAGTCTTCCACACAAAACATGATGGCGATTTCATCAAAAATGATTGGGACGACTGCCGCGCCACCATCCTCACTTCACTCGACAAAGCGATAGCGGAGATTAAGAAAATACCATGATAAACCTACCCACAAAACTACCAGCACCCGCCCACACGAAGCATGAGACGATATACGATACCGTCAACCAACTTATTGACTATCTAGCCGAACGCGAACCGCAGCCACCGAAGAAGCGGAGCATTTGGGACTTAAAGACAGGGAGTAAAGAGAAGTATTGGGCGTTAGACTCGGTGGGTGATATTTCACAGTTTACTTTTGATTCTTATACAGACGAGAGTATACGAAATTGTGGCAGCGCCTTCCTCACCCGCGAAGAAGCCGAAGCGGAGCTACAGGGGCGCAGGGAGCGCGCGAAGATGTTATGAGCTCCTTCTCCGCCCCCGCACGCCACTCTAAGACGGGGGAGATAGAACAATTCGAGAAGACACTCATTGTTTTATGGGAATCCTTCTTGAAGGATTTAGATGAGTATGAAAAAGACCCATATCGGAATCACTATAACTTCTGGGAACGGGATGAGAGTTTTGGTGCTTTTATGCATTGGCTCTCACACCATATTGTCAAGATATGAAGAAGATAACAATAGAGATTACAATTGACGAATATATAGGTCGTCAAATTGTGGACGAGAGGAAGCTTCGTGGATGGACACAAAAAGAGCTTGCAAAAAAGCTGGGATGGTCGTCAATGACGCTTTCCTTTTTTGAGACAGGCAGCAGAAGTATGACACCGAGCCGTCTCTATAAGATTGCCAAAATCCTAAATACCGAAATAGATAACTTGTTCCCATGACCCACTCCCAGAAGGCACATAGGGCGGCGAAGGTGGATACAGAGCGGTAGTGCCTGTGCTATACTACCCCTACACCAGCGTGTATTTGGTGACCTAGTAGTAGGGCGACGCAATCCCTCGGCAACGAGGGGTTGTTTCGTTATTAACCCACGACCCGTGGATTAATATAAAAAAGACCGGCCGCATATAGCGGTCGGCAAGGTTGAGGAAATGCCTAGAGGCAGAGGAAGTATAGCCCTAAGCATACCAAGCACGCAAGTACCAGCGCCATCTGAACCTTCTCGGCGCGCGTGAGAAGCGACGCGGACGTATGCCGTGAGTCATGAGACTCCTCCATCAAAAGGACACGCAGTAGCCCGAACACGTCCCGCGCACCTCGTTGGTGTTAGGGTCGCTCATGCGGGTACACCCTTCCACCGTGCAGTACCAGATGGGTTTGGGCGGGCTGTCCTGCGTTATAGGAAACGGCGCTCCGCCGCGGCTGCGATAGACATCTCCGATAGCCTTGTAATCGAAGACGCCGGTTTTATACGCGCTCACGCCGCACCTCCTTGCAGATGGGCGACGTAGCAGCTCTGCCCGCAGACGGCGCGGTAGCCCCATCCGTCGCTAAAGTTGAGCCATACGAGCTTCACGCCACCGACGGCGACGCTTTTGCCGCATAAGCAGGTTACCGCGCGTTCGCCGTCGAACTCGGTGCCTTTGGGCATGTCCCGTATAAGGTCGCGCGGATCAGCGATGGGTGGTATCAACATCGTCTTTCTCCTCGTCAGAGAACGGGACGCGCTTGAGATCGCGCTCCTGCTTTCGCAGCAGCCTGGCCTGGCGGCACGTCCACTCGTGGCAGAACGGTACGCCGTCGCGCACATAGGTAGCGTGAGCCGGGTTGAGGCGGTGAAAGCCGCAGACGCAACGTACAAGCATGGTTTCCTCCTATTCACTCCTCGCTCATGATACTCCTTGTAAAGAGAGTGCGGGGAGGGTAGAGTGGATAGTGGATAGAGAGAGAGTTTAGGTTTAACGCCCCCGTTTTTGGCAAAAGGTCCCGCTATGTGGCGGGCCTTTTGTCGTTTTCTGAGGGCCATGGACCGAGGCGAGTGATGATGCCGCGGCCGCAGTTGTACCAGTTGCTCCAGCCTCCATTGTCGAGGACATGGAAGGCCACCGTTTCTTGGAGGTCTTTATCGTAGATGTTTTCCATTGATGTGCCGAATTGAGCAGAGTACGAGAGCCAGGTCGCGGCTTGGAATTGGAGGATGCCGTAGGAGTAGCGATCGTTGCTATCGAGAACGCGCACCGTCGTGCTGCCGGTGCTTTCGCACTTCTCAAGAGCGTCGAGCCATGCTCGCTGATCTGCGGAAACATATTGAGCGGAGTAGGCGGCTTCCGGCGTAAGGGTCTGCGGGCTTATCCGGTATTGCGCTATCAACGCGATGTAGAGGACGAGGAGCATGGCTCCTCATTGCGTCGTTAGCGCCGGATCGTTATCGCTCCGAAGATCGCGCCGCTCGGTCCGCTCACTGCCTGCTCAATCACGCCGATTATCGCAGTGACGAACGCAGCAGTGCCCGCCGAGACAAGACCGGAAGCGCCGAGATTATCCGCGACCGCTTTAAGTGCGGTCAGCAGGACGGCGACTCCGATTACTTGAATGAAGCGGACGGTTTTTGGTCGTAGGTTCATACGCTTTTTAGTATAGCGCGGCTAGGAAGGCCGGAAGAACCGAGTAGTGGATTGCGGGAAGCCCGCCCGCCAGTGCTCGATATCACGGTAGTTTTCGGCCCAGAGGCCCGTCGCGCCGGTGTTGCTGCAAATCCCGTATTTCATCAGAACGCCGATGTGCGCGCCCTCGGGGTTTGTGTAGTCGGGAGAGTGGGCAGCGATGATGTCGCCGGGCTCGGGCGTGTCGATCTCCGGAAACCCACGGCCGAGCATCCAGGCGATCATGGCGTTGACGCCTGGAATGCCTTTAGGCGGCATCTGATACCCGGCATTGTGCAGGACGACGGATAGGGCCTCGCAGCACCCCACCTCGGCCGGCACGGCGGGATCAAGGGTCAGATGCTTGCCCATGGCAGCCACGGCAGTGTCATATACGCGCTGTGGAGCCGGAATCTGGCCGCTCGGCGGGGTTTGGGTCTTGGATGGTAGTTGGATCATGACGCTGGGATTAAGCTGTTTCTGGGGCTGTAGGCTCGTCTCGACGGGCAGCCAGAAGATCGAGAAGGTCGAGGAGAGCCAGGCGATCAGCCGCCCCCATAGGCTCATAACCCCGCCTTCACGAGCGCTGGGAGCTGGGGCAGGATCGCGGGAAATCGGATCGCCAGGATGCCGAGTAGGCTGATGAAGCGGATAGCGTGAGGGTCTATCGACAGCGCCCCGCTTCCCGGTATCGAGAGTGCCGCGTTAACGGTTTCTCGGGAGAAGTAAAGCTTCCCATCATCGCCCACTCGGTTGCCTTGGTGGGAATAGACGATGAGATAGGGCACGGCATTGATCGTGGTTTTACCGTCTGCGGTGTAGTTGTGCCAGGCATCGCCCTGCGTGTTGGAGATGTCCGGCATGCGCACGATCCCTTGGTCAATACCAGTCGTCCATTCGGGGAACCACGGAGAACCGACGGAAACCGGAATGCCGCCCTGGCTGATGGCCGAGAGGATGCTGTCGAAGGCATCCCCAAAGCCGAGGACGTTGCGAACGCCGTTTTGCACATACGCGCGGCTGTCGGGCAGGGTTGGCGACCACCTGCCGAAATCGGATATGTACAGTTCGCTGGTTGTCTTGGCGTCAAAAGGGGCGTCTTTCAACGGTAATCCGCCATAGCCGACAAGCGCGTCCATCGCGCCGTGGAATGATGCTCCGTCGACGCCGGGGCCTTCGCCGGTGATGTAGCGGTTAGCGGCAAACGAGAAGTCAGGTGAAAAGCGGACATTGAATATCGCGGAGAGGATATGCGCAGCCGTGTAGCCGGTGCACTCGGTCGGAGCGTTATCCTTCTCCTGATCCTGTAGCGACAGATTGCGGCCAAGATCGAAGTCGGGAATATCGGCAGGATTGATGGCTCCGAAGTGCGGGTAACGACGCACTTTGTGGAGATGCCGAGCCGGCCTGGTGCCTGCTACGATCATACGCGCCGTAATACCTCGTCGAGCTTCTCGTCGATCCCTGAGAGTTCGCTTTGCAGTTCTTCAATACGCGTTTCCGATTCGAGGTTGGTCCGGTAGTCAGCATCGGCCTGCTGCCGGTCGCGCACGGACTGGCGGTTCTGGCTCATGAGGATGAGCGGCGCGGAGAAAGCCGCCTCGGCGCTCATGAAGAGATTTAGAAATATGAAGGGATAACCGTCGAAGCGGAACGCATGGAAGAGGGCAAGCGTGTTGAGGACGCCCCACAAAGCCATGAGCGCAGCCTGGGCGATGATAAACGTCCAGCTTCCGAGAAAAGAGGCGACCGCATCGGCGATCCTCTCGCCGGGGGTCATGCTTTCTTGGTGTTGCGCGTGCCAGTTTTTCATATACCGCCGATTTTGATCAGCTCGATTATGATCGGAATGGCGACGGCGATGATGATGAAGGAAAGCGTGGCGACGGAGCCAAGGATGTAGGCGCGCCATTGGTAGAGGTGGCCGACACTCCGTTCGAGGTCCGTGACGCGACCATTGGTCTTGGTTGTTTGAGTTTCGATGCGGCCGAGCGTTTCCTGCACACTCGTGAACATCTCGCGTATTTCCCGGTTCTCGTACGGCTTCTCATCCATAGGTCAGAGCGTAATGATCTGCCAATCTACGACAGTCGGAGTCGTGAATACGCCGCCCGTATAGGAGACGATTTTGTAGGTGTTGCCGTTCGGGACGAAGAAGGTCAAAACCATCTCCATCTCGATTTCCTTTGCACTCAAAGTACGACACTTTACCTCCGGGGCGCTCGATACCCCGCTTACAGTTGCAGTCAAAGTGATGAAACCGGCACTGCCAGAGGAGTCACCGACGATCATGTCGACGGTGACGATATGAAGTTGCGCACGCCCGGAGTCGTTTGTGTATTCGTGGTCGAGGAGAGGCGTCCCGAGCACGGCGCTGCTAGGGTTTACATTCGAGAGGAACGGCCGCACGTCGGTGATATATCCCTGGCCGGCCGTCTGGTTGGCATTATCATAAATGATTGTCTCTCCGACGACGTTGTAGATTTCGGCGAGCACCATCTTGTCGGTGGGATACGTGGGGGCGGTCGGCGAGGATGCCTCTGTGCCCGTGATAAGGGCAAGCGTGCCGGCGTTGTCGATCGTCAAGAGGTCGATGCGTGGGTTGCCTGTGGGGGCCGTGATCGTCGGGCTGTCGCCGCCGGCGAAGATTACTTGTGTGGGACCGAGATAGAGAATACCCGCCTCGACTGTAACGGCCATGCCGGGGACACTCTGCTGATGAGGGATGAGCATCGACCCGCCATAAGCGTCGTCCCTAAGGTTGTTGTAGTCGTTCGCGTACGCGGTTCCCCCTGCTGAAGCGGCGGATGATCTCATATTCAGGCATTAGCGAGGGTGACATCGCACTCGACGGTACTATCGTTGCCGCTGGATTTCGAGTATGGCGTCGTGAACAGCACATGGTTGAAAAGTTGCCCGTCGCCGATGGTCGAGCTGGTCGAGACAAAGGTGCCGAACTCGGTGTAAGTGCCATTGGCGAGTTGGCCGTCGGCAAAGAAAAATTGGAGCTGCGCTTCATTGAAACCTTGATCCGTGGCATACGAGAGCTGCGCGCGAAGGGTGGGCGTTTCAAGCGCGGTATCGCTCAAGGTGGGCGTCGTGGTGCCAGTGCCGATTTCTCCCCATTGCGGCCCGATCGGATAGGCAACCGCCGAGTTAAGCCCGCTCACCATCCACTGTATGAGAAGATCGATGCCGCGGTTGGCTGATTGGACGACGATATTTTTGCTCTTGGTTGCGACTTCACCACGGGCAAGCAGGGCATTCGCTTCGTCGTGCAGGCCCTTTCGATGAAGCTCTTGGAGCTTGGCGATCGTACCGACCGGGTGGCGCCGAACAGTGACGATGCCAACGATGCCCACCTTCTCCTTTTTTATTATCATCCTGTTCATTGCATTTTCAGTATAGCAATAGCCGGATGACGTTATTCACACTATTGCCAGGTGAAGAAGCCCCATTTGGCGAGGTTGGTAACTAACGTGGCGAGCCGCGATGCGCCGTTCATGATGGAGGCAGAGAGCGCGCGGCCGAGCGTAAGCGCGCGGCCGACCGCGGCGCTTCTTGATGCGCCATTCATGATGTTCGCGGAAAGGGCAGCCGTTGCCTGCTGGTAGGGCGAGAACGTCCCGCTCGAATCGTAGGTGTAGATATCCTTGCCGCCCGTTGTGGTCATGGAGGTCCAGGTGCCGCTTGCGTTCGGGAATGATCCCGTGGGCACCGAGAAAATCACAACGCCCGTCCCGCCCGCGCCGCCGGTGTTTTCGGCTCCGCCGCCTCCGCTGCCGAGATTAGTGGTGCCGGCCGTGCCGTTTATGCCCGCTGCTCCGCCGCCTCCCGAGCCGCCGGAGGCATCCCCTCCTTGCCCCGCCCCGCCGCCACCTCCGCCATAGGTAACAGCCGAGCCGGTGATGTTAAGAGATACTCCCGCGCCGCCAGCCCCGCCAACCTTAGTGGAATTGTTCGCATTGGAGCCACCGGCTCCCGCCCCGCCGCCGCCGCCACCGGCAGCGTTGGCTGAGTCACCTGAACCTCCATCATAGCCCTCGCCGTTTGTCCCGGTGCCGTGTGTGCTTGTCCCGCCCCCGCCTCCCGAGCCGCCGTTTCCGGCATTGGTGCCTTGAACGCCCCCGCCACCGCCGCCGTCAGCGGTTATGCTGAAGGCGGATGAGCTTCCTCCGTCGCTGCCCTTAGCAGCATTTCCGCCAGCCCCACCGGCTCCGATGGTAATCGTATAGGTGCCGACTGTCGGCAGGGATATGGTCCCTCCTTTGACACCTCCGGCTCCGCCTCCTCCGCCAGCGTGGACGCTACCTCCTACACCGCCGCCACCTCCGCCGCCACCGACAATGAGATAGGTTAGGTCAGAAGTGCTGATCGTTGGTGCCCAGGTGCCGCTTGCCGTGAACGTCCAGTAGTCGTAAGTAGCGTCGGAAGTGTGCGTGCCTCCGATAGCACTGGTGATGGTTCCTAGCGTGGCGGCGATGATGACTGTACCCGATCCACCGTTACCAACGCCGCCTGATGTTCCTCCACCACCTCCGCCACCTGAGTTGGCGGTTCCGTTGTTAGAGCCGGAATGTGCTCCGCCGCCACTGCCGCCACTTCCGCTTGGACCTCCACCGCCGCCGCCGGCGTAGGTGGTGCTGTTGAGGGACCAGGTTGTGCCGGCCCCTCCGTTACTGCCCGACCCGGCTGCTCCCGCGCCACCTCCACCACCTCCTGCGCCGCCTGCGATACCCGATGCACCGTTGTGGCCCTGGCCGGAGACACCCGTGCCGCCGGCTGCATTGCCGCTGCTGTCGCGCGCGCCCCCGCCTCCCGAGCCGCCGTTGAGGCCAGCTCCGAACGAGGCCGATCCATTACCGTTGCCCCCGCCACCACCGCCCGTAGCCGTGATCCCGAATGCGCTTGAATCGGCTCCGTTATTACCCTGTCCATTTGCATTCTGGCCAGAGCCACCGCTCCCAACGATGATGCTGTAGTACGAACCGTTGCCGACGGCCGTGGTGCCAGTGAGCATGCCGCCGCCACCTCCACCTCCACCATTGTTACCAGAGTTAGCGCCCCCAGCGCCGCCACCTCCGACGATGAGATAGTTGATGGTCGCCATATCAGAGGTAGGCTATTTTACTCGGTCAATCTCCTCGGTCACGTCCGTGACTGCCCGCTCAAGGAGTTCCTTGAAGTCCTTTAGCTCGCCCTTCGTATCGATGCGCAGCGAGAAGTTGAGGGTGATTTTGCCTTTCTCATAGGAGAACCTGCGCGTCGTCTCGTGCATCGCTTTCAGATCATTTTTGAGAAAACCGGGCATGGTCAAAGATTCACCAATCGGGAGGTGATGTTCTCATTGTTCGCTACTTTTTTGATGAAGTTGTGGTTCGCACAAAGGATTTGGTACTTTTTTCGACCACCAGCGAGTACCTTTTCGTAATACTTGAAGGGACTCATTCCCTTTCGTTCTCGGTTGCCACCTCCGTTTTTGTGGTCAATTTGGAGCGCCCTCTTATCGGAAAATCCGCACTGCGAACACGCGTCACCGAGCAGTGCAAAGATGGCATCCTTGAGTCTATCAACGCTCTTCCTTGCTTCTTCCGTGTGATGTCTTTTGCAGAGGACGGTAAGCCCATCGTAGCGACCACGGTTTTTGAAGAACTGATCTTTACTGCATCGAGCATTGCATCGAGAGCAATGCTTATCTTTCAGGTCACGTGGGATTTTTAGTTTTCTGTTTTTGGGGTAGTTCATAACTGAGGCATCATAAGTTGATTGTCCAAGTTATAGAAAGAGTGTCCCCACTAAGCAGTACCGCGCTCGACGGAAGATTTGTTTCCGCAAAAAGATTGCCGCTCGATGAGGCATCGAAGAGAGCGGAGGATTCGATGGTGATGGAGCCCGAGGCGGTAAAGGTCTTGGTGACGGTATAGGACGCTGCACCGTCAAGCGAGGAAGGGCCAGTGTAGCTTCCCTGCGTGCCGAGCGCGCGCGCCATGCCGGAGCTTGAGGTCTCGCCGGAGAGGGTGGTGTCAGTCTTGGCCGGCGTCAGTGATGACGTGGAGAGGGCAATGTATTTCGGCGGTAAGGGGCTGGAGATTGAGTTCTGCGCTGCACCCGTGACGAGCGAGGCGATCAGGTCTGCGCCCTTGTTCACGCGCGCATTGTAGGAGATTCCTAGTCGGTCGATGCTCCCGTCGGTCCGAGTGATAACCGCCATCACGCTGTTGAAGCCGCGGATGCCGAGGAGTGAACCGATGCGGGCGCCGAGCTTGCTGTGGAGGATGCGCTTAATACATTGGCCGCGGGGTGAATACTGGAACGGTACGGTAGTCTCCATATACCGTTATGGTATCACGGCCACTACCCCCAGTTTGCCGCCACATGTGCAGAAGCGTTGACTGATATCGTCTCGGTGATCGAGATGGCCTCGGTCGGGGTGAGTTCAAGATTTTCGTTGATGGTACTGTCATCCACCGGCGTCTGCGCCGCTTCCTGCTGAAGCAGGGTGGTCATAATGTCGACGAAAGTGACGGTATCGCTGCCGATACATTCGAGCTGGTAGGCGAGCTTGCCGGAAGCACCCGGCGCGCGCACGGTGGCCTCCAGGCGCTTGATGACGAGCCATTTGCTCACCCCGAAGGCCGGGAGGTTGACGAAGATGGCCTGCCCGATAGCGCAGCCGGCCACGAGCGTCGTGACCTTGATGTCGTAGACGGGATGGCCGAATTGTAAGACGGCCGCTTGGGCGCGCGCCTGGGCTTCCGCCACCGTCGTAATCTTCGTGTCGACGATGACCGTCTGATACTCGCCGTAGGTGGCGATGCTGCTTGCATCGCCCGCATGCGCGACGATCGGCACGAGCGCAGCGCCGAAAATCTTAACCGTCTGGCCGCTCGAAGGCGCTCCTGCGGTGAAGCGGATGTTGCGGTTCCTGTCGTTGTAGAGCACGTCCACGGTCGAGGGATCGGCCGTGCCGTCCACGCCGACGGTCTGTGCGGTGCCCGCAAGCGTCACCTGGATTTTCGATGAGTCGTAGGGGTAGGAGAGCGCGACGACCTGCACCACGCCGTCCGTTTGGTATGTGTCCGGGGTGTTTGCCGCGGTGAAGGTCTTTTTGTAGTTGCCGCCGATGACGTAGCAGGAGTTCTGCATGTTTTGCAGATTGAGGTCCACGTCGAGGGAGTTCCATTCGATGTCCTGCCCGCTGTTGCCGCCGATTTGGTCGATGAGGATCGGCGCCGCGCCGTTTTCGCCGATCCCGTCTTCCACGTCGCCAAGGAAGAAATGCACGTCCTTGTCCGGGTCGATGTACCAGTCCCAGCCTATGAGCTTGGCGAGGCTTTCAAGGCATTTGGTCGGCGGCTGGTAGTTGAACTTTATCGAGGGGACGAGGAAATTTCCGCGCTGGACGTGGTTGGTCGTGAAGCCTTTGGCGGCGCAGAACGTGGTCACGATGTCCGCGACGATATCGGCCGGGTCCTCTGCCGCATAGTTCTTCTTTACGAGCGTTCCGTCGAACAAATACCCCCAGTCCGACACGGTTATGGCATAGCTTATGAGTAGCCCGGATATCGTGGCCTCAATCTCCGTGACCGTGCCGCCGAAAATCTTGCCGCTCGTGTCGTCCATTTCGACCGTATCGCCCACGGCCGGCACGGTGATCGCGGGGTAGGTCTGCCCGACGCCCTGGCTCACCGTGAAGGTCAGCGTCGAGTTTTCTTTCGTCAGTACCGAGACGAGATCGAGGTCGCGCCAGTTGACTGAGTTCGAGATGTCAGTCCCGTTGAGCTTGATGGTCATGTAGCGTAGTTGCGAATGCGCAGGTTCTTGATGATCTGCGCGGAGAGCGCGTTGCCGATCTCAGTCGCGGCGCTCCGGTCGAGATAGTAGCCGCCCATGATGTTGACGATGATACCCGCATTGCTGCCACCACCACGGCCAGCAAGGGAGTTGCCGCCTGCGAAGGCCGAAAGAGGTATGACTGCCTCCGGGCCAGCTTCGCCGATGAGGGCCATCGTGGGGCTGTTGACGATGCCACCGACCGCCATTTTTGTGATGCCGAGATAGTCGGTTATGGCTGTGAGGCCACCGCCAATCCCTGAGTAGCGCTGGCCGATGGCGAGAGCGTTCTGTCCCGAGGCAATCGTGCTCGCTTGAATCTGCTGTAGCTTGGCAAGTTCCGGGCCTGTCGCGGTGCTGAGAAGCTTTTGAAAGGCGGGACTGTTTGCAACGCCTATGGCTTGGTTTCCGGCGCTCATGGCATTCATTGCAGCGGTCTGCATGGATGAAAAGGCATTAGCAATCGCGATAATGGCCGCCGAGAGCGCGATGAAAGCCAGCAGCCAAGGACCACCAGCAACGATTGCAGGTATGAATGTACCGCTCATAAAGCTGAAAATGCCCGAGAACATCGGTAGCAACACGCCAGCAACCTTCGTCACGCTGCCGATTACGAGCGCCACCGGACCAAGGGCAGCGGCAAGTCCCAGAGCGCCGATGATGACATTTTGCGCCGCGGGAGATAGGTTTGTGAACCAGTCCGCCACGTCTTTCACGGCCGCCGCCAGTTTAGGCAGGATTTCCGCCTCGATTGGGATGAGCGCGTTACCGATCTGGACCATCGACGCCGAAACCGAAGCCTGCATTTGAGCAAACTGCGCCGCAGTCGTGCCGGCCTGGTCCTGCACCTTCTGCTGGAAGGTTCCCACTCCGGTGTTGATGAGCGCGTACTTCTGCTGCACCCGGTCGAGGTTATTGAGCAACAGGTCGATGGCGCCGGAAGTACGGCCGCCGCCAAAGGCTTGCGAAAGCACCATCGCCTGCTGGTCAGCGGTCAGCCCGGTGCTCACGAGATGGTCATGGAGGTCCTGAAGCGCCGGGAGAAGACCTTGGGTCCGCATGTCGTCGGCGAGCTGTAGCTGCGTGATCCCGATGCTCGCGAGCGCCTTAGTCGCCGCTGCGGTTGGCGCTTCCATGAGTGAAATCGCCATGTGCAGCCGGGTTGCAGCATCCGCGGCCGGCATCCCGTTGTCAGTCATGGTCGCCATCGCCGCGCCGACATCGGTGAGCGAGAGCCCCGCAGTCGTGGCTTGGGGGAGCACGTTGCCAAGCGCCGTGGCGAGGTCCTGCATGCGCATGTTGCCGGCACCAACCGTGGCATTCAGCACGGCCATCGCATTGTTGTAGTCGCCCGACCCTTTGATGTTGGAGGCCACGGCCGCGCCGAGGGCGTTGGACACATCCTCAAGGTTCGCGCCGGACATGGCTGCGCCTTCGCTCGCGAGCTTGAGGACGCTCATAGCATCTGCGGCGGGTACGCCGAGCGAGACGATGTGGTAGAGGCCCTGGGCGAGCACCTCGGGTGCCTGCTGTGCGCCGCTCTGGGCGAAATCGAGAGTGGCTTTGGTAAGGCCGGCGAGCGCGTCTTGGGGAAGGCCCGCCTGCGTCACAAGCATTTCCATCGCCGACTGGAAGTCGCTTGCGGATTTAGCGGCTGCGACCCCGACCCCGACAATCGGCAGCGTCACGTCGGTCGTGAGAGTGCGGCCGGCGTTTATCATTGACTGGCCGGTTGCCTGTAGGTTCTTGCTGACCGAAGCCATCGACGCCGACGCTTCGTCAACCAGTTTAAGAATTATCGAAAGGGTTGTGGACGATCCCATGCGGCTATTGTACCGCGTTCTTTTGGTGTGCAGCCTCCGCTCTCAACAGCTCCAAGAGCATGGAAACGAACCACGCCGGCTGCGATAGGTACTGCTCATAATCCCATCCCATCTCCCGGCAAAGGATGGCTATGAGCTGAGTGTCGAACTCGATTACGCCGCTGCGAAAATAGCGCTGCCAGGCCGCGCGAAGTTCTACGGCGTCGTAGGGTTTTGGATCGCGTTTACTTCCTTGACGATGGCCTCGTAGTCGACGGCGGGTAAGTCGAGGAGCTTCTCTACGGGCGAGGCAGTATCGCCATCGACGGAGACAAGCAGCGCGTCGAGCGCCTTGCGTTCTTGCTCGATGAGAAACTCGCCGGAAACCTCCGAGAGCGCCGGAGTGCTGCCATCGGCGCTCAGCTCCATCTTGAGGCCCTTGAACAGCTCGCCCCTGATCGCCGCTATCTCCCTGCCAGTTAGGTACGTCTTGAGGACGACCGCATGGCCGCCGGGAGTGGTAAACGTTCGGGTCTCGCGTTCGGTCATATGAATATGCTGAGAACGAGGCCCAATAGAAACAGCCCGAACATAAGCCAGAGAAACGCCTTCCCGACCTCCATTATTTTAGTGCCCGCGTAGTCCATCTTCTCTGCGAAAGTTTTGTTTTCCATATACCGCCCACTATACGGCGGCGGCGTCGCTTTTGCAAGTCGGGGGTGTGAAGAACTAGGAGTAGCTCGTAACGTCGTTGATCAAAACCGATGAAATCATGCTCGTGTCAGAGAGCGAGTAGGAGGCCGTGAACTTGATAGACTGATAAACGAGGTCCTTTACCTTGTAAGGAGTGCCGTATTCTACAAAGGTGACCTTGGCGAGCGTGAACTTGATTTCAGGGTGCGATGATGTGTCAATCGTCACGTCGCTGTTTACAAAATCGAGCGACATAGCCTGCGCGGTTGGCCCCATGAAGGCGGTCTTGAAGTCGCCCTCGTTTTTCAGGATCGCCTCGAACGTGCCGCTTACCGCGAATTCTTTGTTGAGGAAGTCTGCCGGGTCGATGGAGCCGAGCACGTCCTGGTCCTCGACGTTCGCGTTGATGGAGAGCTTGACGCTTTTGAGCGCGATGGCCGTGGCGCTAGAAAGACCGGAAATGCTCGATGCAAATTTTGCCGTGAGGTACTGCGGCAGGAAGCGATTTTCCGTCGTCGTCGAAGGCGTGAAGCTCGAAGCGGTCGCGCCGCTCAGGGCCTTGACGCTCGCATTATAGGCGAGAAACTTTTTCAGCTCTGCGGTGATCTCTAGCTTCTCGACCACGCCGTTCGCATAGGTGTAATCCTGCGCGGTGAGCGGGTCGTGTTTGAAAAGGGTGAGCGACTGGTGCTGCGCGTTCTGGCCTACGGTAAAGGTGTGCGTGTAGGGACCCGAGCCGCTAACCGCATAGCCGCCGAACATGCTGTAAAGGATGAGGCCGAAGGTCTGATCGTGAACATTGCCTTGTAGAGAGCCTTGCGACCATTGCTTCGTCTGCGATTGATTTACGTTGTCCTCTATGATGCCGTAGCTCTGGTCGTCGGTGGCAAATTCCTTCTTCTCGTCGAGGGCCAAATCCATCCAGGGAACCCAAAACGTCGCAGAACTTTCGGCCGTGCCGCGCGTGCCTTCCTTTGTGAGCCCGACCTGGATGAGTCGCCCGATACCGCGTTGTGCCGCCATATAGATTTATGTTACATCATCCGCGCTCTCGGGAGCTGTGGATTGGCTGATAAGCCGCTTGACCTTGTGGTAGATCGCCTCGGCTTCCCGTATGGTCGCGGCTTCGATGTACTCCGCGAGATAAACGCCATCACTCGCAAAGTGAAATCCCTTCTTCGCGGGAGCTGCTTGCATCATTTTATTAGAAGTAGGCGCGGTGAGGCTCATACAGTGAATAGCGTTCTTGCCTCTAATGTTAGCACGAACACAAGCAAATCGTTGCTACCTGTGGATACCGGACTCGCCTCTACCTTGGCTGGGAGTACGGCTGCATCGGCGGTTCCGGCGAGGGTGTAGTTGGTATCGAACTGATTGAGCGCCGCGTCGATTAAGTCCTCCACGTCCGTGTCGGGGTTTGCCAGTGCGGCCGGGTCGAGGACGAAGAGTACGTCGTAGCGGTAGGTGCGGATGTTCGTGGCCTGATCCTCGAAATCGGAGGAGATGCGCGGCATGCCCACGATGGCGAATGGGTAGCCGGAGGGCGGCGCGTCGGTGAGCGGGTTCGGGTTCTTGTCGAGGGACAGGAAGGAATTGAGCGTGCCGGCATCTACCATCGCTTTGAGGTTTGCGAGTATCTGCTGCTTGATGGGAGAGACAAGTTTCGTCATGATTATTGGGCGGCGATGGCCGCAGTTATCTGCGAAAGTGCGGTGCCGAAGGTCGCGTCTATTTCTTCCTGGGAGGCATCGACTATTCTGCCCATAAAATCGTTGGGCTGTGTGCCGGGATGATTGACGCGCGCGACCGGATGCTCCGCACCGGGCCAGTAGAGCGCCTTCTTGTCTTTCGGCAGGATGACGTGCGGCGCGGTGCCGAACTCCACGAATGGCGCGTAGCTGGCGGTAGGAAACCATCGGAGCATTCCCGTGGTGAGCTGCGCCTGGAATGTCTGAGCGAGGAAGCCGGTGCGCCACGGCACAATGCCTTTGACGGTGTGCTTGGCGAGAACGGCTTGAGAAGCGGAGAGCGCCCGCTGCAAGATCGGCGCGGCAATTGACGGCGCTTCCTTGAGCTTGGCTACAAGTTGGTCGAGGCCCTGAATGGTGACGGTGAATTGTCCGGTGGGCATATCAGAAATGAATGTCCCGGTACTGCCCGAGGATATCGAGGTCCTCCTGGTCGAGCGTGTTGCGCCAGGTCTCAGTGGCGTCCCCGACTCGTTCGCTCGACTTACCGGCCAGTCCACGCCGCTTGAAACGTCGCACCACAAGGTTCTCGCAGACGCTCGTGATGTCGCCCGGAAGCCAGTGCGTGTTGTGATCCTCGGGATTGTTCCAGTTGACCGGATAGCCGCCCGTGTAGGTGGCTCGGATCATGTTGTTATAGAGGCGCGGAAGGACGCCATAAACGCGCACCATGCCGGAGGGATACCAGACGAGGCCGGAGACGGGATCGGTGCGCGGGTTGACCAGCTCGTATTGATCGGCGATGAAGTCGGTCCAGTTCGGGTTGGATGGGGTTCCGGCGCGCCACTGGAAGTTCGATATGGAGAAGACCGGCGTATTACGCAGCATGAGGAAGCTCTGCCGCGGGCTCTCGATGGAATACACCTCGTCGGTGTAGGTCTGCTGCACGAAGGAGAACCGCCCGCACTGATTGTTGATGTAGTTGGTGGCGTAGTTAATCATGCGGACCAGCACGCCGTCGTAGGCGGTTGGCTGGTCGGTGACGGTCAAGGTCTGGCCGGTTTGGGTCGAGGTGGCGGCCTGTGAGAGCGTGATCTCGGTCGCGCTTACGACGGCCGTAATCGTCGTGCCGACGGGGATATAGGTGCCGGTGATCACTTGCCCGACGCGGATCGTCTTGCCGGTCGGCACGGTGATGCCGGTTACGTCGGTTGAGTTGTTGGTGAGCGACGCTCCGGTAAGCGAGACGGTGAGGTTGGGGTCAAAGAGGAGGTCCTTGACCCGCTGCAAGGTTGTGAGGGCGTAAGGCGAGACCTGATCGGCACCCACGATGACGACGGAAGGATTATTGGCGGGCGTGTAGTCGGCAAGCAGCTCCCCGGCGGAGTAGCTGTTGACGGTGGTGATGTCGGCCCCGGCGATCGCGTAATCGTTGCCGACGCCAGGGGTAAGCCGAACACCCGCGCCATAGAGAGTTACAGTGCCAGCCGCAGGCGTGTTTTCCAGCGTCCAGCTTGTGCCATCTCCCGAGACGATTTCGTTTTGGATCATAGGGCGTAGGCTTCGGCCTTGCGACCGTAGGTTGGCGTCTTTGTATGGCAGTCATGGCAGAGTGTGCGCCCGTTATCCGTGTCGAAGCGAAGCTCGGTGAAGAAGGCAAAAGGTTTGATGTGATCTGCTTCCAGATTGCCGCCGCGATTATCACCACACTCGATGCATGCATAGCCGTCGCGCTCAAAGACTGCTTGGCGCCATTCTTGGTATTCCAAGGAATGGCGGATGCGTTCGTGCTCGGGTGTAATGCCGCCCTTCCACGCGCTGCCCTTTGCGCCGACAAAGCGCCCGATATTTGCGAGGCGGCATTTTAGTTTCGTCTCCTCGGGTTGGGGCTTTCCTTTATTCCAAGGGATATGACCTTCCTTGAATCCTCCCCCGAGGTAGATGCTTTTGCCCTTATTCCAAGGAATTGCGTGAGGTCGTGGCCCGCGCAATTTTGCGCGATGTTCGTCGGTAAATCTGCGGCCTTTTTGGGCGTCACTTATTTTTCGTCTGTGTTCCTCGGACATGAAGCCCGCTGGCATTTTGTATTTTTTTTGTGGCTCCATATATTCGTTCGTTTCGTGGCCCCACGAGTTGAGGCCACGCGACGAACGTTCAAATACTATTCTATCAAGTATTTGAAGTTGTCGAACGCACGGGTAGCTGCGCACCGTTGCCGGTCGCGCCGATGAACTCGGCGTAGGCCAAGATCGCCGGGGTCGTGCCGCTCGTGAAAGCGGGCGTGAGACCGATCGCGAGATAGCGCTTGCGGCCGCCAGCGCTCGCGGTCGGTTCCGTATTGGAGCCGACAGATTGAAGGTTGATGCCTTCAACGCGAGCATAGGCATCCTGGGCCGCCGTGTGGACATTCAGCGTGCCGCCGATGGCGGTGCCGGTGTTGTCCTTGGCCGCCACGAAGGTGCTGTTGTCGTCGGACTCCAAAAGAGCCCAAGCGACGGTCGCCGCAGTCGGGGACCCGGATGCGATCTCAGCGCGGACATGCACCATGAGCGACTCAAGGCCAGCGAGCGCGGTGTCGAGACCGTCGGAATCGACCTCGGTGCTGCCGGTGAGCGATTGGATCGCTACCGAGGTGGCAGCGGCGTTCTCGTGATACACGTCATCGTATGGATTGAAACGCATACAATTTTTGTGCTTATGCCACTTCGCGCCGTCGATCCGGTGCGCGCGGCGGGCGACCGCGTGGCGTTGATAACTAGCCCTGATTCGGGAGGCAGATGTAGCCTACGTCGAAGCGGTGGACCGTGCCGATGCGCCCGTCGGGGCACGTGCACGGTTCGCCTGACTTGAGGCCCTTCGGCGCAAAGCCGGTACGGCTTGCGCTCGGGTCTGCGCTCTCCTCCGAAGCCGCAGCATCCGCCGGAGCATTCTCCGGCGTTTGACTGGCAGGCTCTTCGCCTTCTGCTGGCGCGGGGGTCTCCTCGGAAGGAGTCTCGGGTGCCGCCTCAGGCGCAGCCGGCTCGGCTGCCGGGTCGACTTTCTGTTCGTCGTTCATGGCGTCAGATGGTTACGTGCTTGTAAACTATCGCCCGAAACAGTTGATATCCGAGGATTGGATATCAACTGAGTCGAGAATGAAGAACTAGGATGCAGCGGTCTTCGCCACTACCATCGCGCGCGGGAGCGCGAGAGTGAGGGCGTGGCGATGCCGATACACGAGGCCGCGCTGGTCTGCCAAGGCGATCTCCTTGCCGCCGAAGCTGCCGCTCTCGAACTGCGCGACGCGCATCTCGCCCTTGTCTCCGAATGCGAAGGCTTGCATGTTGCCGAAGATAAGGAACGGGTTGCTCGCGGCATCCGAGAAGCCGTTGACGCTTGAGGCGCCGACGGCCGGAAGCCAGCGGTTCGTGTAGACCGGGTAGCCGAGGAGCTGGCCGGCGGGCTTGATTGGTCCGCCGCCCGGATGATCCTCGACCGCAGGCTGTGGCTCTGCGAGTCCGGCGAAGGGCAGGATGTAGTTTCCTGCGGAATCCTTCTCGGTGCGGAGCTTGGCCCAGACAGTGCGGTGTATGTAGAACGCCGCGCCGCCGAGCAAGGACTCCTCCATGTTGCCGATCATCGCCGAGCTGTCGTCCATGAGGGCGAACTTGGCGAAGGTCGTCATCGTCGAGGGAAGCACGTAGCTCGACACCTTCTGGCCGGTCTCGTCGATGGTGGTCGTCGAGGGCCAGTTGAGGATGCCGAGGAACGGATCGCCCGAATGGGCGCCGCCCACGAAGCCCTGGTAGTCGATCTCGTTGGCGAGCGCTTCGCCCGCAAGCGAGAGGAGCCAGTCGGCCACGTTGACGGAAGCATCCGCGAGCAGGTCGTTGCCGACCACGAACGCGAGCTGCCACTTCTTGACGATGAGCTGGGATTGCCCGAAGGTGATGCCCGTGACGACGCCCGGAGCATCCACGCCGAGGTACGCTCCTTTGAGGAACGCGCCCGTGTAGTTCGGGACCGCCAGTTCGTCACTGGTCATGTTCCACTTCATCGCCTGATTCATGATCGTACCGACCGAAGCGGCGATACGAAGAATGGCATCGGCGATTTCGCGGGAGACCAAGTAGCCGCCGCGGTTGTCCTGCTCCTCGATCAGAGCCTCATTCGCCTTTTCCCGTGTCGGAAAGCCGATGGCTTTTCGGACGGTATCAACGAAGAGGTCCTTCTGCTTGGTGTCGAGGCCGGTGCGGTCGAAGCCGAACTTGGCGCGCTCGGCGCGAAGCTCTGCGACTATCTTGCCGGTTTCAGCGGCGACTTCTTGTCCGATGATCGGGACGAGCTTCTCCTTCATCACCTCGTCGAACGCGGTGACGTGCATCTGCTTGATTTCAGCAAAATCCATATATGTAGGGGGCAGTAATGCCCCTGATTGGGATTTACTTCTTGCTGCGGTCGCGAATGTCGGCATTGATCTTGCCAAGCGCTTCGCGCGCCGCAGCTTCAATGCCGCGCACGGTCTCGCGCATGCGCAGATGAGCGGTAAGCTCGTCGTCATCGCGAGAGGGTGCGTGGGTTCTCGACCTGGATTGCGCGGGAGCCGGTTGAGGTTCAACCTCAACGCTGCGGCTTTCCTCCCCGCTGCCGTCGGCGAGGTCCGGGTGAAGGTCCTCAAGAACGGCTTTAGCAGCATTCAAATGACTGTGTGCCTCGGCAATCCGCTTCTTCGTCTCGGAAGACACCTTCGCGCCGATTTTCAGCGAAAGTGCGTTCAAGATGAGCGGATCGACGTGTGGCGTAAGAAATTCTTGCAGCACGGCGAGCGTCTTCTCGTCGGCCTGGTCCTCCTCGCCAAAGGCTGCCTTGCACATAGCCTTGGCGATCTTGGCGATCGACTTCTTGTGTGCGCGCTGATGCCCGTCCAGGCGGCCAGTGATCCAGTCCGTATGCTCGTCCACCGAGTCCGGGCCGCCCTCAACGGACTTGACCATGCGATCCTCGAAATCATCGAGGGCGGCTTTGTGTTTGCTCTCGTAATCGTCGTGCTCGTCGCGGAGCGCCTTCAGGTGCTCCTTCTTGTCAAATGCCTTTTCCATTTCAGGCTTGAAGGCGCGGAAGCAGGCGATGGATTTGGCCCGGTGCATTGATTGCTCGTCGCGCATGGAGTCGCGCAGGTCCTTCAGATGCTCGCGGATCATGCTTTCGGGCGTCGGTTTCTTGGCAGCCTTCTCGTCGCCGTCGGGTTCGTTGTCGGCGTATGCCTTTTCTTTGAAGTCGTCGATCGCCTTCTCTACCTCGCCGACGTGCCGGCCATGCTCCTCGGCGAGTGCCTTCTTGAGCGCCTTCTCCGAAGCCTTGTCGACCGACTTTTCCTCGGCCGGAACGCAAATCAGCGCGCCTTCCGGGTCGTCGGGATCAACAGCAAGGACGCCCGGCGTGCCGTCCTCCATTGTGCATTCGTCACCCGCCTGTTCGGCCTTGAGCGCCTTGAACTCGGGCGGCTCCTTGTCGAACTGCTTGTAATGCTTGGCGAGGTGGTCATAGACGGCCTTCTTGTCACCGTCCACGTCCACGCCGCCGCGCGCGCCCATCAACGCGCCCATGGCAGCCTCGACGCCCCGGAGCACGACGGCCCCGTCGCTCGCGCGGTGATGGGGAAGCTTCAGGTCCTCGAAGCTCGCGGGGATCGCCTCTTTGGTCCAGGCATAGTGCCCGGCGATATGCCGCTTCTCGGCGTCGGAGAGATCATCCCAGCCCTTGTCCGTGAAGTCCTTGAGGGTCGGCTTGCTCCACGCCGTATCCGGCGCGGCCGTCTTCTCGGATACGTCCTTCGGGATGAAGCCGAGCGTCTCGGCGAATTCGAGGCCCTTCACGCGCATCCCGGCAACGTCGAGCCCGATCTCCTTTGCTTCCTCGAAAGTGAGCGCGCGGCCCATCGCTGGCCCGACGCCTTGGTTGGCCGGGACCGGGACAAAGCTGAATTCGAGAAGCTCGGCGCGGGTGATGACGGAGCTGTCCTCCGGGTCGAATTCCTTGGGAATGAAGCCGACGGAAGTCGTGCAGCCGACGTTGTACCCCGATTTCACGCCGTACTCGTACATGCGGCGGACCTGCTGGGCGAGGGGATTGATTTCGGCCGAAAGGAACACACCACGCGCGCCGAGAGCTGGCACGCCGCGATAGGTGGTGTTGTAGGTCTCGGTGCAGACACCTACCGGGAGCGAATAGTAGTCGTGGCCCCAAAGCACGATGGGGTTGTTCTTGTAGTTGATGAGGTCCCATCCGTCCTGGCGCACGATCTCCCCTGAGCGGTCTTTTACTTCGGTGGAGATAATCACGTCGAACGTGCCATGCTGCTCCTTGGCCTTGGCGAGCTTCTCGATCGTGTTGAAGTCGAGCGCTTTGACGCGAGCGCGAATATCGGAGGCGAGGTCTTCAGTGAGCTTAAGAGTGGGGTTCATACTGTGGATGGATGATATCTAAATCATACCACCTTCATGCGGAGAAAAATCGATATGTGGATAACCCTAATGGCCCTTGATGTATTCATACCGCCGTTCTCGCGTATCTCACTCTGGTAAAAGAGTATGCCTGCTTCGGCAACGCGCCGCTTGAGATAAAGACATGGCTTTTGGGGTTAGGGACGGCGGGCGTGCCTCCCCCTCCCGGCGTATAAGTGATAACAATAAGCCCGTTCGCACCCGCGCCTCCCGTCCCCGGCGTTTTTCCCGACCCTGCGCCGCCGCCCCCGCCACCCGCGCCGCCATAGGTGCCTCCTGCGCCGCCGTTTTGTCCACCGCTCGAATCGCCACCACCAGCGCCGCCGCCGCCGCCAACGCCGTGCGTAGCGTCCCATGTCGTACCCGCGCCGCCGCCCCCTCCGTAGCCGCTCCACCACCCGCCCGAGCCGCCGCCGCCGTTAGTGCCGTTGCCGCTCCAACTGGCACCCCCGCTACACGTCAACGCGCCGCCGGTGCCGGATGAGTTGCTGCCGCCAGAGGAGTTGGGCGCGGAGGTGCCGCCATTCTGCGCGCCGGACGGACTGGGACATGAGGTGGCCGTATTGGGCGCGGCACCTCCGTCAGCGCCACCGCCACCGCCCGCTTGGCCGTTGAAGGCAGAACCAGCGCCGGATGCGCCGTTTCCATTGGGGCCGCCCGCGCCCGCGCCGCCGGTGCCGCCATCCGTACCGCTCGTGCCCACAGCGCCCGCGCCGCCGGAATGCGTGAGCGTCGCGCCGATGTTCGATTGGGAATGATTGCTGATGGTGTTGGCACTGCCGCTCGCTCCGTAGTCGCCTTGGCAGATTTTCGTACTCGTATCGTCTTCGAGATAGGTTGCCGTCGTCCCGCCGCCTGTGCCGACAGAAATGGTAAGTACGTCCGCCGCCGCGACATTTGAAGGCGCAGCGACTTCGCCATACCCGCCGCCTTGGCCTCCCGCGCCGCTGGCGGTAACTGCTGCGCCGTTGCCGCCACTGCCACCGGAGCCGACGCACTCAATCGTATTCGTCGTTGACCAATCGGCCGGAACCGTCCACGTGCTGCCGGAGGTGAGATACCCGCGGCACTGCCCCGATCCGTCGTCGCTGCCGAAGTCGGGGCATGAGACGGCAAACGCTTGCGGGACGAAGTACGCGAACAGCGACGCCGAAAGAAGAAGCCCGAGCGTTATGGTGCCAATGCGTTTAAGTAATTTCATATCATCTATTTAGCGTTCCGTACAAATCAAAGGAAGCATCATCCGCGCTGCCTGAACTCGTGCCAAGCGCGACGAAGTAGCAGCCGGAGAGCGAGCGGGAGATGGTGGTCGCGCCGGGCGTCGTCGTGAGCGAGACGGTCGAGGTCGCGCTGCCGTCGCCTATGGCAAGCAAGAGCGAGGTGCCCGCGCGTATCATGCCCTCCACGCTCGTGAGCGTTACGGCTTTAGAGGTACAGACCCGCAAGGTCGAGGTCGCGCTCGCGCCGTATATCGAGCTGTTAGAGCCGGGCGTCGTCGAAGCCCAGCCCGAGAAGGCTTTGTCGTATGAAAAGACGGTTGAGGTCGCGACGACGGCTCCCGTGCTATCAACGGCAAGCCCGTTACCCGAGGCGATGTTCGGCAGGTATATCTGTCCGAAATGGGCGATGGTCGAGGAGGCGTAGGTCGAAGAGAACAGCGTGGAGGTTGCGTTGGTAAAAGTCTGTAATGCCGTCCAGGTGTTCGCGTGCGCGAGGTTCAAGGTGGCCGTGAGCGTGCCGGAGGTCGTGATGGGCGTGCCGCCGATAGTCAAGGTCGAGTTTGAGTCAGAAAGGCCGACGGACGTGACGGTGCCCGAGCCGCCACCGCTGCCGCCTATACACGTTCCGGCGATAGCGAAGCAGCCAGCCGCGAGATTGATGCCGCCGGTCGAGCTGAAAGTGGATGTCGCGGTTGAAAAGTTAATGCCGTTAGTGTCGCCGATAGAAAGAAGCGTGCCGGGAGTCGAAGAACCGATGCCAAGGTTGCCGTTATGCGAGGCGGTAAGCACCGTCGTCGCATTCGGCGTGAAGGTAATATCGCCGGTGCCCGCGACCGTCTTGAAGTCCATACTGGCTCCCGCTGTGGTGTCTTGAAACTGCGCGTAGGTGGGGCCGTTAAATTGGATTTGCTGGTAGCCGTTCAACGCGCCCGCGCTGTTCACGGAAAGGTATGTCGTCGCTCCGTTCTTCACGTCAAAGAGGTCGGAGCCTGCGGAGGTGGTGGCGATAGTGAGAGAACCGATAACCGTTGAGGAGGCGGTGGCAAGCAGGCCGCCATTGAACGAAAGCATCGTTGAGGTCGCGTTACCGGGGAATGGATAGGAGAAGGACGAACCTCCGCCCGAATACTGCGGAATGTTTAGGGTCGAGCCGTCGAAGGTCGCGGCTCCCGAGCTGCCAGAGGTCGTGAGCGTAAGGGGGAGCTGGTAGTCGGTATTGGCTACGGCGGTGGCGACCGCGCTTGTTCCTGCGCCTTTCAAAAGGCCGGAGAGCGTGGTCGAGCCGGTGCCCCCATGAGAGACGCCGAGCGTGCCAGTTATGCCCGTTGAAAGCGGGAGTCCCGTGGCGTTGGTGAGTGTAAGAGAAGCGGGCGTCCCGTAGTTGTTTGAGCCCGAGAAGGTATTGTTATTGGCAAGCAGAGTCGAGGATGCGGCGGTGATCGTGTCGGACGTATCGCCGAGAGTGAGCGTCGTGCCGTTCAGAACGATGGTCGAATTGGCGAGCTTGGAGTTAGCTATTGAACCGGCGAGCATCGCGTTGGTAACCTTGCCAGCGCCGATCGTGGTGGTGATCGAGGTCGCCCCGGAACCCGAAACGTCCCCCGATAGGGTGATGGTCTGATTGCCCGTCAGATAGCCTTTCGTACCGCCCCAGTAATCGGCGGAGGTCGTCGAGAAGAAGTTATTGACGCCCTTCCAGTAGTCAGCGGAGGTGGTAGAGAAGCTTGAGGTTACATACCCGCTATCGTTCGTCCACTGCGAAATATCCGGCGATTTGAAGCTCGAAACGGCGAGATTAAGCGAAGAGGTGGCGATGCTTTTGAGCGTGTTGCCGTTCACCACCTCCGCGAGATTTCCGGCCGTCCATGATGTCGTGGTGCCCAGGCCGTTAAATTGAAGATGCGAGCCGCTGGTGCCGAGGCCGGTGAGCGGATAGTCGGCATACACGCTGGTGAGGCCGCCCGAACCGCTGCCGCAATCCGAGCCGGTGCCGCTGATATTCCCGCTGCTATCGACATGCAGGCATTGGATTGAGCCGGTGATATCGGAGAGGGTGAGGCCGTTGATCGTCGCTCCGCCGGAGAGCGTGAGCTCGGTTGAGGTCGCTGCCGCCGGAAATGGATACGCAAACGTGTCGTAGCCGGCGTCATTCGTCCATTGCGAGATATTGTTCGATGCAAAACCGGCCGTCGTCAGATTAAGCGAGGAGGTGGCGATGCTCGTGACGTGGCCGTTATCGCTGACTTGCGCGAGATGCCCGACCGTCCACGGCGAAGTCGTCGAGAGCGCGTTGCTGCTGCTGCCAGACGGAGTGGAGCAGGTAAACGTGCCTCCTGCCGTTACCGCCGACATGAAGTCGCCCGAGGAGCAGGTCTTGGCGGTGATGAGCGAGTAGTCGGTGCCGTTCGATGCGGCCGAAAGAACACCCGAGGATGCTTTGAGGATGCCCGTCAAAGTGGCGCTTATGGTGCCGAGGTTGGCTGCGCTCGTGATCTGTGGCGCGCTCGTCGTGGCGAACCAGTCTTTGAGCGAAAAGAGCGTCGAAGTAGCTATGGCGGTCGAAATGGCCGAGCCAGATACGATGATCGGATAGGTGCCGGCATAGGTCGCCCCGGCGTACTGCGGAATATTGAGCACGCCGGTCGAGTTGCTGTAGGTCGCCGCGCCGGATGAGCCGCTGGTGGTGAGGGATATGGCAGAACGCGCGCGCGCATCGGTGAAGTAGAGATTGCTGCCCTCCGAAAGATTGGAAGTCGATTTCGTCGTGAGCCAGTAGGCGGCGCTTGAGGTGGAGAACGAGCTGGTGACAAAGCCGCTGTCGTTGGTCAGATCGGAGGTCTTGGTCGGTATCGTCGGGGTGCCGGTGAGCTGGGAATACGGGAGCGAAAGCGATGGAAGCGTAGTAATTGACTTTACGGAGGTCGTCGCCGCGAGGTTCTTGACGAAATCGGCGATCGAGCGTGCGGCCGTGTAGTAGAGATTGGAGCCCTCGGTCACCTGCGAGGTGGTGTAGTCGCCGCTCTGGGCCGTCACCGCTCCGGTACGGCCGAAGACGGACGAGACGCCGCTTTGTGAAGCGAGGGTCGAGGTTGCAAGGTACTCGTATTCTCCGTTCTTGCCGCCAACTAGAAGCGAGCCGTAGGCAGGCAGGGTCGAGGTGCCGGTGCCGCCCGAAAAGATTTTCACGACGGTCGGAGCAGCTTCGGCCGTGAAGAAGAAGCCGAACAAGACGGCAGCGATGAGAATGATTCCGGGGACTAGTGTGTAAGGGCGATAGTTCCCATTCCTACGCCGTGTCTCCAGCATCTTGCGGATTGTTTTTTGAGAGGGAGACCGGCCGGCATTCCAAGGCACTTGTCCCGCGCGAAATTTGGTTAAGGAGGAACATGGTTTGCCCTTCTTTGCCTCGCTGATTTTCTTTCTCGTCGCCTCCGTCATACATGTGGATTATACTGCATCATTCGATTGAGATGCTTTCTGGGCGCAGATAACAGCGGCACAGAGGGTGGAGTGGTGGCGCATCCACGTCTCCGTAGTCTGCGGTGTAGAGGCCGCCTTCGGTTCCCGCTACTTTCGAGCCTGCATCGGCAAATACCGTTTCTATAGGAACTGGCCCCTCTGCTTCCATGGCGGCGCAAAATTCACAAACGTGCGAGTCTTCGGCCGAATACCACTGCACGGTCTTGACCACGCCGCTCTGCTGCCATGCTTCCTTGTTCGCCCAGTTTGCCGCCCGGTAGCTCTCCGTCTTGGCGATGAGCCCGGCACGGCGCTCGTCCGCGAAGCTGTAGACGCCATCCACCGCGTCGGTCAGCTCCTTCATGTTCGTGCCGCCAGGCTGGTTGAGCTTGTCGGTGAGGACCTTCGTGAGCTGATCGAGTGTGGTTGCGTTGTAGCTGCGGGCCATCTTGGCGATCCCGCGTTCAAGTGCCTGCTGCGTGCTCTCGTTAGCGAGGATGTCCTGGTGCTCTGCCCCAATCATCGCGAGCGCTGCGGTGGCCTCGTCCTTGGTGAGCCGGGAAAGGATGGGGGTTGCGAGATCGATCGTGATGCCGATCCACTCCTGCGGGTCGAAAAGCTGGCCGATCGCCTTCTCGCGCGCGGCACGAGTGAATTTCTTGACGCCGGTCGCGTCCGGCAGATTTTCGAGCACGTCCTCTTTCTGCTTGGCATTGATGCCATGGAACACCTGGCGCAGCTCGGTCTCTGCTTGCTCGGAGCGCGCGTCAAAGCGCTTGTAGTGCTCCATGTACTCGGCGTGAGTCAGCTCGGTGATGCTCTTGACCTGGAATGCAGGGGCGCGGTCGAGGGTGGCGGCGAAGGCTTCGGTAATCTCGCGGATCACCTTGCTGATCGGCGCCCGCTTGCCGCCGATGCGGACCCGGATAGCCTTTGCCCGCCAGCCGTCGACCGTACGCACGAGCTGCGGAGCCTGGTCCTCGCCTTCCGGCTTGTCGGTTATGCCGGCCGCGGTCATGGTCGAAGGCGTCATGAGCTGATCGCCGCCTTCGATGGCGCCGAGGCCGAGATAGCTGCGGCGGGCTTCGTTCTGCGTCATGATCGGCATGTTGCCGACCGCCGCTTGCATTTCCTTCGTGCGGAACTCCTTATCCTCGGGTGTGGGGTCGATGAAGGTAAGGTAGAGGTCATCGCCGTAGCGAGGGATGAGGAACTCGTTGAGGTAAGAAAGAACGAGCTGCATCTTCGGCTTCATCGTGCGCTTGCTGAACACGTAATCCGCCGTCTCGGCAGTCGCGCGATTTGTGTCCGATTCAGCCGTGCCGAGGATCGTCTTCGAGACGCCGAAAGCCGCGAGAATTCGGTCGCGGGTTGCCATCGCGAGCTTCTCGAACTCCATGTCACGGTGCGTGACGCCGGCGTTCTTGAGATCGACGCCCTTTGGCAGCACGGGTGTTTTATGCGCGTTGTCGACACCCGAGTACGCATCCTTGAAGCCCTGCTTGATGCGCTCGATTTGCCCTTCGACATTCGTCTGCGTGGCGATATAGAGGCCGATGCCCGCGCCGTTGATAAAATATTTGCGGTTGTACTCCATCGCGTAGTTGTCGCTGTCGATCCAAACCGGAATGGTCTGCGGCACGCCCACGCCCACATACGGGTCGCTCGGGTCCGGATATTTGAGGTGAAGGATTTGATACGGCTGGAACGTGATGACCTTGCCGTCGATGGTGAATTCGTAGTGCGAGAGCTTGTAGGGGAAGCTGCTCTTGTCGAGCTTGACGCGCATCCGGCCGGGATTGAGCGGATAGATGGCGCGCGGCTGGCTCCGTTCATCCTTCACGCCGTCGAGAAGCCAAAAGGCATTGCCAGTCAGTTCTAGGTGCGCCATGAGCGTGTATTTCAGCTCGACGCCGGTCATGTGCGGATTGACCGTATCGAGGAGGTCGAGGAGCGGGTGATTGTCCAGCTCGCGGTGATCGTTGCCGGATACTTTGTAGAGCCGGAGTTGGATGCCGGCGGCTTCGCGCGCTATGGCGTTTACCGCCGCGAAGGTCCAGCCGGTGAAGTTGCCGAGCGCCTTGGCCGCGTCGATGTGCTTGGCGCCGTCTGGCTTGTAGATGGCGAGGGGGTCGTTGGAGAGCGTCTCGGATTTGAGGTCGGTGTTTGGGATTTCGGCCTTGCGCGTGCCACGCCGATCGCGCATGACTACACGGCCGTCGCTGGTGATGCCCTCGAAGCGATTGACAGGGATAGTGCCGCTCGAAGATTGGGGCGCGGCGCGAGTGAAGATGCGGCTGATAAACTCCGGCATAGATTTGATGTAATGATAGCACCCTGTCTACGCCGGAGAGCAGGGGTGGGGATATTTAGAAGAGGTGACTTAAATGATCCCACCCGCGGCTTCGGGCGAACACATGGATGAACGACCGGACAAACCATCACCGCAATACAAATACTTCATTCAATATTATCGACAGGACCAAAATCCGGACATTGACGAGCCGTACTGGTGGTACTTTACGTCTGAGGCAGATGCTCTAGCGAGTGGATGGGAAAATTGGCATGATGAGCGAGGAAGTAAATATAAAGCGATCCAGCTCTATTGCGGGAATGTCCAAATAAGGAATTTGCGTTAGATATATTGAACCTTCTGCTCCTCCACCCCATCATTGATGACGCCCAAAATCAAATATACGAGAGCGTCCACCGCATCGTCATGCTTCTCGCTGCCGAAGCCGAGTAACTGGGTGAGGAGCTGCTCGCATCCCGTCCGGGGAAACTTAACGACGCCGAGCTTGATGTACCGCGCCGCGACGCGCAGTCGAGCCCGCTTGTCTTTGATCGGGTGCATGGCTTGCACGCTGAAGGCCCGGCGCTCCATTTCCTCGATCGCCGCAGCTTGATAGGCCACCGATTCAACGAAGAATTCGCAGCTCATTGCGGTCGAGCGCCGCACGTTATCGAGCGCGTCCATCGTGTCGGTGAAGGTCATGCGCCGGATCACGGGATGCGGCTGCACATAGATTTCCGTCTTGCCGGAGGGCCATGCCACTTCACCCGTTACGATGGCGGTGTAGTCGGCGCTCTCCTTCGTGCTGATGGCTAGGTCGACCCCGTGGGCGAGGTAATTGCCGTCATCGAACGGCGGATCGTCGTAGTACGTGATGTCTTCCGGCAGAACGTCCTGTCCCTCCTCCGGCACGACCTGCAACAGCATCTCGCGGCGGAAGGCGATATCGCCCAGCTCTTGGCGCTTTGTGTCGATGGCCGCTTGCGTCGGATATTTTGCCTTCCACGTGCAGCGCTCAATTTCGGGCTCGTTGTCGTTCGCCGCACGTAGCAGCGGAAACTCCAGTACGCGGAAAATGCCGGTCTGCTTGAGCCGCGCCATAAGTCCGTCGGTATGCAGCCAGTTGCCGATCACGACCGCGCGGCCGTCGTGCTCGTCGAGCGACGGCAGCACGTTGCCGCGGAACCATCGGTCGCTCTTGTCGCGGTTCTCCTGCGTGCGCACCCAGTCGAGGTCTTCCACGTCGTCGGCGATGATGAGCGAGGGCCGATGCTGGCGGTGCTTGATGCCGCGTATCTTCTGGCCGCGCGAGCGCGAGAGGACGCGCACGCCGTTGTCGAGGACCGCGTTCATCGTCTGCCAGTCCTCGTCGCTTTCGAGCGTCGGCTCGGGACGCGGGTCGTCTATCTTGCGGTATTTCAGGTGGCCGTAATCGCGCAGAATGAGGTCGTTGTTGCGCAGCTCGTGCTGTACGGAGGCGGCGTTGATGCTGGCCTGCCCGCGAGTGTCGGCAAGCATGATGATGAAGGGATAGCGGTTTGGGTGTTCGAGCGCGGCCCAGAGGATGAGCGCGAGTGAGGCCATCGTCGATTTCGCGCAGCCGCGGAAGCCGATGATCTCAAGGCGCTTGGCGTCGTGATCCTGCAAGGCGCCGGCCATCTCGTCGAAGAAGTCGGAGAGGTCGGCCGGGAAGTGGTGGGGTAGGTAGGTGAGACAGAAGCCCTTGAGGGTCTTGGCTGCGGCGCGCCGGATTTCCGGGTCGTCTACTAGGCGTTCAAGTTGTTGAAGTTCGTCCATATGGAATGCGTGAAGCGGCCGACTGCGTCAGCAAAGCATTCCTCATTGCGTTCCGCCCGGTCGTTAGTAGGTGTGAAGACAGCACCGGGATAACGGGTCGCGAACACGCCGCTCGCGATGTGGATACACTCATGAGCGATGGTTTCTAAGTCGGTCTGCTTGCGAGCGATGTGAATGATACCGACACGGCCCGCCCAGTCGGGTTTGGGAAAGGTTTCTGCAAACGCAAGCAGGTTGCGGATGTTGCGCTCGTCAGGGTACTTGTGGTGAATGTGCCCTCGTAAGTCCGAAATGCGGTCGTAGATGCGGAGCCCAATACGAACGGGCTTTCCAAAGAGTATCACTTCAACGACAACGGTCTTGATGCCTTTCATTTTTCATTAAAGGAGAGCTGCGGGCGATCGTGCATGATCATTTCGCTCGAACGTGCGCCCCGCTAGCCGCAAAGGCGCACACTCGAACGGGCTAGCTGATATATGAGTATTATATCACATCGGCAGGCGGTCAAAGACTTCCCTTAGCGCGGCCTTTAATGTCTCTCTAGTTAAGAACTGGAGAGCACTCGGTAGCCACCGAAGATATTTAAGAGTTTGATGTGGCTCCCTTTTTTTGTATGCCTCTATTACGGTATACAGTTCGTGAAGCCCATGAATAAGGTCGGTATTTTCCAGAGGTACTACGGACACATCGGTGAACGCTTCCTCTTTCCATCGAAAGAAGGCAACGCATGGAAGGCCGGGATACTTGACACCAATCTTCTTTCTGAAACAGTCATTGAATGGCTTGATGTCGTTCCGACCTCCGTGCAAATAGAAGATATCCAGCTCTGACCCAGACAGGCGATCTAGAGCAGCGAACACGCCTTGATCCTTAAGAATGGTCTTTAGGCTGTCGTCTTTAAAGTCATAAAATATGAATGAAAAAGAACGGTCGGAGTGAGACGCGCAGATTTCATCAAAACGCTTTATGAACGATTCAAAATTGTAGCCGATGCCGCGACCATTACCTTGCTCGTATATTGGTATCATGTCACCTCTCCCCTACATTCGTCATCAATCCACTTATGCTCTCGGCACCATATCCTCAACCACCCCCGCCGGCAACATCCCCCCGCGCTGCCACGCCGCAATGACGACGGCGCGCACCTCGCCGGGAAGCGGCTCGTAGTGGACGGTCTTGGCCAGCTCCTCGATCGGTTTGCGGTACATCCCCGCCGCCGCCTCGGCCTGTAGCAGCGCCAAATCCATCATGACGACGCTCTTGGCGGCCTCTACTCGGTCGCGGGCGAGCGGGCGTGGCATCCCGTCTTGGTGGTCGTCCGGCGTCCAGTAGACGATTTTGAGCAGCGCCTCGCGCATGACGCGGTAGTTCTCGCGCAGCTCGGCGAGCCGAGGTTCGATGGCGGCGCTGTCGATCTCGTAGCTGATCTCATTGCGGACTTTGCTGACGAGCTTGCGCAGATAAGAAAAGTGAAAATCACGGCCGAAGGTTTCTTCCATGCGCTCTTTGAGAGAGAGTATGGTGATTGTTGGCTTCTTCGCCAATTCGTCGCGGATTTGTGCCCGTAACTTTTCCTCGAACGGCGGGAGGATGCGCATTTATTTATTTTACACTAATCCCGCATCTTGCCGAAAAATTTGCAGGCATTTTATGGGAAGTTAATCGCTTCTTCGTATCCTCTCGCGTATGAGGCACTCGGCGCTCTTGATATCGCTTCTCGCGGGGTTGGTTGCGACGGTTGGCACCCAGCCGGTGTGGCTGCTCACCATCGGTATAGCCTGGATTCTGTGCTGGCGCTCCCCGGACATTTTGCGCGCAATCAACGAGATGCATCGGGGCCGGAAACACTAAGCTGATGTGGCTCCGTCGGCTGCTCCATCATCATTTCCTTCCATCCCCACCCTTCCGCGTGCTTGGCGAGAGCCAGATTGCTCTCCATGTTCTGTAGGAGGTTCTGCATCGCGCTCTGGCCGCCGACCAAATTCTCCTTGAGGAGCTTCATGCCGGCCGCGAGGGTCTTGCGCTTCTCTCGGTTCTCGACGGTATGGTAGTCCGGCGATGCCTCGATCGTGTCATCCACCTCCTTCTCCTTGGCGTACTCGGCTGCGATGCCGTCGAGCTGCTTGCCGATGAAGTCAGCGTGGCAGGCCGCGCCCCATGCTTTCTGGCGGCATTCGTCGATGAAGGTGGCGCGGTGTTTCTGCTGCTCGCTCTCGGGGAAGGTCATGCGAACCAGAAGTAGTTTGCCCAGAAAACGACGCCGCCAGCGATAAGCACGAGAAGTACCGCCGTGCCGATGACGGCCAGTAGGCTTTCCCAGGTTATCGGGTGGCCGCCTGCCGTGATGTGCTTCATATTCCTAGAAGCTTGCGAGCGCCTGGCGGACGATCTCGCTCTCGCTGATCTTTCGTATCCGCGCCAGCTTGCGGAGGGTTTTCTTTTGTTCTCGGGAAACCCGTACCGTCAATCGAATGTATGTCATACCCTTATGATACACGACGCCGGTGGCGGCGCCACTGTCGGGGTGTGGATAATCGTTAGACGGGCGCCGGGGTAAAGATGAGTTGACCTCAGCCCATTCGCCCTGAAATTAGTCCTGGCGCTTCCAATACCTTGCACTGAAATCTGCGGAAAACGTCGCTTCTGTGATACGTCCGAAGGGCCAAAGCGCATGCCTGCTTTGATTGATACAACGGGCCGAACAGATGTTCTTGGCATGGCGGATGTTGTATGTTTGCATTGCAGATATATACAGCCAGCACCCATGCCCCGATGCCCATCTCTCGCTCCCTTTTTTGCCTGATCGCGATCGTAGCGCAACCTTCGCGCGCAGGCTAGAAAAAAGCCCGCGCGAGGCGGGCTTATCGAGAAGGTGCTAGGACCGGCTTGGCTGATTTTACAGCGATGAGACTGCCGCCCAGCGGATCATAAACGGTGCCAATTTGCAGCCCCGCGACACCCGCAAGGCAGCAACGCGCGCGCTCGTCTAGCCGGGTTAATCTCGTTCGCGCTCGATGCGCCGGTAGAGGTGGTGGAGCACCTGGTCGGCTTCGCTTAGCGAAAGCGGCGTGCGCCGGATGGAATACCGAAGGCCAGGGAATGCCTTACGGAAGCTCTCCGCGCCAAGCTCAGCAGCTTCATTGGTCGGATAGTCGATAGCGAATTCCCGCCATGCCATAGCGAGATAGACGCGGTACATCAGGCGCACACGGCGTCGATCACTCGGTGTAAGGTGCTCGTTGCCTGCGGGTTCTCGGCGACCCTGCCTTCGAGGGCGAAGGTGACGGCGTTGAAGAGCCGCCAGACGTTGCGCTGCTCCTTGAAGTCATCGAAGGACGGTTCGTCCCATTCCCGCGCGACCGTGGGGATGCGCTGGACGTTGATGACGCCCTCGCGATACAGGCGCATGACCGCGTGGTCGGCCATCTGGTCGGACAACGCGGTGTGCCGGTAGTGCTCGAAGGTGCGGGCTTGGCGCTCGCGCTGGATGGCGAGTGGCTCGATGATCTCCATCAATAGGCCCGGCAGTTCGCGCTTCGCGTTCGCCGTGTGGCGGCGCCGGATAACGTGATCGCCGATGAAGCTCAGATTGGAGCAGACGAACACCTGGCTGCCGAAGCTGACGCCGATGGGAAACGCCTTGTCGTGCGAATTGCGCAGACCGAGCGTGTCGGTGTAGCCGGTGTACGGGCTCCGAAGCGTCATCAGGCCGAAGTAGCGGGCGGCGTCGTGGTCGAGGGCGTGGTGCTCTTCGACGATCTCATGGCCGAACATGCCGAGGGTCGAGCGCACGAGGTCGACGAGCCTATAGTGCTCGATCGGAACGTGCGTCGCTGTCGCCGGCGGGGTATCGAGTTGGCGGAGGGCGTCATACGCTACCAAGTCGCCGCCGCTGTGAAGGTTAAGCATTCGTATCTCCCAAATAGCAGGACTCCTCTGTAATTTTAGCACAAAAGAAAGGCCGCCTTCGGGCGGCCTTTGAGATGGATAGTCTACCTGCTTATTTCCGCTTCTTAGTACGGTTACGCCGTATGCTCTTGACGATCGGATCGCGGCGCAGGCGCTCCACTTCCTTAAATAGCTTGTCTTTGCGGGCGTTGTACCGTTGGGCCACCGTCATTCCCTTTCGAGGCATGGCTCCCTCCTACCAGCGCGGCCACATGAGCGCAGCACCTGGGCATTCGAGATACGCCTTGACAAAGCCGTGTTGGTCATCGGGGAAGCGCTTATGGTAGCGATAATATTCTGCCTGCCCGATAACTTCGGCATCGATGATCTTGCAAAAACGGTCGAGGGTTTCGCCAGACCCGTAGAGTGCGAGTAGGTGCTGATTCTGCATCGCACAAACAGCTTGCTCGCCATCGTGGGTCAAGTCATGCTCGCCGCGCCAATGGCACCAGTCGTGCCATGCCCGGAAGCACCAGTTGACCTCGGGGTCGCCATAGATGGTACGATCGGAGCCGCCTTTGTAGACGAGCATTCGTTTTCCATCGGCGAGATGTCCTTTCAGCTCCTCCAATGTCGATGGCGCTTGCTCGGATACGTCGAAGCCGAGCGGGAAAAGTTTTGAAGCGATGTGTATGATCGCCACGTTCAAGCGAGTATCGAGTGGCTGCATGTAGCCTCCTGGAATAAGTCCCCGATCGGGACAGGTTCCAGGTAGGGGCGAGTCGTAGAGATTTCGCAGGTCGCTATGTTTACAGTGATGTGCGATGGATAGTATGGATGCCCATAGCTAGATTCGTTCGTTTTGCAGATCAGGTATGAAAACGGCCCACGACGAGGTGGGCCGATAGTTAAAGGTGCTCGCTCTCGGGAGCTTCATTATAGATCAAACAGTGTCGGTTCGACGAGCCTGCCGGCCGCCTTACGCTGGCTCACCGGCCGGGCGTCCTCTTTGACTGGGAACAAGGTCGGCTCGGGCTGTCGTTCCCGCTTGGTCTGCTCCTTGTGCAGCTCGCGCATGTAGCGCCAGTAGAGCTTGACCGCGCGGTCGCAGGGAAGGCCGTCGAGCACGACCCGACCATGATAGGTCTCGTCTTGCTCGATGAGCGCGTAGCGGTCGCCGTCGTTGCGGACGTAATAGCCGGTGATCATGCCGGCCTCCGAAGCGGAACGACCTTCTGCTCGATGCCGTGCCAGCGCGGGGGCAGCTTGGCGATCTCCTCGACGCCGACGTATCCGGCCAGCTCGCCGGACGGGAGGCGGATCGGGATGGCGACCAAGCCGCGCATGATGCCGCGCGCGCAGTAGCCGATGCCGAGGGCCTTGGCGTCCTCGGGCTCGAAGCCGAGGGCGACGACGGCTGCGTGATCGTGCTCAAGCTCAAGGGGCTTGAGGCCGGAACTGTCCCCATTCGGGGAAACTTGTCCTGGGGATTGTTCCTTCTTAGAAGGATGGTCCCGGTCGAGCCACGCCGCCGCTTCCTTGGCTTCGGATTTGCGGATGTGCGCGGTGAGGGCGATGAGATCACCGCCGACATGGGCCGCCCAGCAGTACCAGACTTGCTTGCTGGGAGTGATGACAAGGGCTCGTTCGCCACCGCTTGCGCATGCCGGGCACGGACCTCGAAAGGTCTGCCCCGATTGCTTTAACGTAAGGCCAAGTAGGTCGGCTGTCTTCTCGATAGTGAGCCGCTGTTTCAAGGCGGCGAAGTCCACATAAGGCATGACCGCCTCCGTAAGTAGCTTCCTCCGTCATGGTAGCATGGCGGAGGAACGCAACCCGGAGGTCCGAATGGCACAAGGCAAGCGCCCCGATTATCGCGTGTTCGTTACGCGCGACTCCGGTGGCAAGACGTATTACAACCCTATCGGCGCCGCCTGGAAAGTCGGCAATGACGGTATCAGCATCAAGCTCGATGCGCTGCCCGTTTCAGGCGAGATGGTTCTCTTTCCTCCACGCGAAGACGACGGCGCCGATTAGGCGCCGTTTCGCTTTATCCTATCTGCACCTGGCTCCCGTCAGCGGCGATCCACGGCTCGTTGAAGATGCCGTACATGATCGGCGGCACATGCCAGGATGGTCCGAAATAGGAGACGCTTTTGAAAAGAAAATGCTTTGCGTACTGCGGCGCGCCGAGCGTGTGGTAGTAGTCGAGCATGTGCTGGAGGTGCAGCGCGTTGGTGGTGATGGTTAGCACATTGAAGGCTGGGATGCCGAAATGTGCGCGGTAGGTCCGGTTGTCGAGAATATCAAGGTAACCGGAGAGTTTGCGGCCATAGGCGGTCTTGGCCGTGTCGCTGTTGATGCTTTCGGTGCGGCGGTCGATTTCAACAGCATAGAACGCTGGCTTCTCCCCCTGGATGACAAAGAGGTTGTCGGGAACGACGTGCCGGCCCTGAGCAGGGATAGCAAGCGGATTAGCCGCCTTCTTCGTCGTCTCCGGGCATTTCGCGTGATTGATGATGGTCGCCGTGTCGGCGAACTTGAGGCCTTTGCGCTCTGCGGCGAGCTGGATAGATGCCGCGCAGCAGGCGCCCATGAGCCTATGAATGAAAGGGTCAGTGCGCTGGTTGAGGCGGATGCTCCGTTCGGCCAGGGCGACGAGCGCGCGCGGCGTGAGGTCGTAGATGTTCGGCTGGAACTTTCCGTCGATCGAGGCCCACTGCTGCTCCGGTCGGTAGAGGTAGGGCGCGTCGCCCGTGGTGCCGTGGGTGAGCTTCGATACCTTGCGCTTCAGCGAGACAAGCCCCTTGGCCGCGTCCTTGGTGAACTCATAGAGATAGTGAACGGGCAGCGGGCCGTGCCGGTTGATCGCCTGGAATAAGAGGATGTCGCGCGGCGTGAGGCGGATAAAGCCGTTGCGCGGCTGCGGCGGAGCGAAGCGGAGGCGGCGGCCAAGAGCATCGAGCATACATGTCTGATAGTCCCGCTACCGGCCGATTTCACCGGCCAGTATGGCGCGCGGCTGGCACTGTGGCTTATGTCCGTGCGCTATGCACATACCTGTGATTTTAGCATATCCGCCATGCGTCATCCTCTGCCGCATCCTTTCGATCTAGGAAATCATCGATGTGGTCTTGCAGTTCGGCTGCCCGTTTGGCGTTCCCGCGACGGATTGCAAGTGCGAGCTGCGCATAGGCGTCCGCGAGTGCCAGGTCATCTTGCTGTGTCCACGGCCGCGTTTCTGGCGGGGGTTTTTTGGCCGTAGGGCCGGGACGCGGTGGTCGTTGCCGGTGGGTATGCTGCTGCCGCGCCCCGACACGCTCGCGATTCCTGCGCCGCATCTCCTCATACGCGGCCTCCGAAAGTCGCGGCTGCTTGTCTACTTCGTCGATCATGACTGAACATGATACGGCCTTTGGCGTCACGTCCTGGATGTAGGTTGCGAAATGGTGGCGCGGTTGGTTGAGGACGAACTGTGGGTCGGTCCGCATCCACGTCGCGAGCGTCTTGGCGTCGTCGACTGATACCCGAGAGGCCATGTGGATAGCCGGCTCGGTCGCAAGAGCCGCACGAAGGGATTGGCTGCATTCCTCTAGGTCGTGATGAGCAAGCACGCAGCCCATCTTAAACTTGCGCGCATCGGTCAAAATATCCTTTGTTCGCGTGTCGAAATACTGGTTTGCTTCATCGACGAATAGAAATGCGGGTTTGCGACGCTCTTCAGGAATGGATGCTCGCTCGAAGATGGCTTGAAGGATGCGAGCGATAAACACGCGGCCATATAAAGCGCTATCCTGCTTCAAAAAATCCTGCGCCGTGTCGATGAGGATGATCGCTCCATCGTTCAGAAGCTCATAAAAGTCGATCACGTTCTCTCTCGACGAGAACAGGCGGTCGAGCGTAGGGGTCTGCCGGACGCCCTGCAATCGATAGCGCAACTGGTCTTTGGTCTCCTTGAATTCACGGCTCCGATAGTCTCGACGGAAAAAATCGCGCTGCGCATCGGAAGCAAGGGTGACGGCCTGCTCGAACCACGCGGGCGGCTGCTCGGCCATGAGGTCAATAAGGTCTTGCAGAACGGCGTTGTCGCCGGTCGCCTCGGGGAGCATGAGGAGGAGGCGCGCGCAATATTCAAATAGGATGCCTTGCTTGCCAGTGAGGTCGAGCCCCATTCCCTCAAAAAGATAATCGAGCGTCTCAATCGCCGCCGTCGCCGCCTGCTCCTTCTCAAGATCGGAGTAGCGCCGAAGGCGCGAAGGGTTGAAGGCGAATATGTTGATGGCTGGCGGTGTGCGATCGCGGGGAGTTATGAGGACGAGCTTGTCGCGAATGTGCGGGAGATCGAGGCGGCTGACATAATCCACAAGGTCGTTGTGGCTATCGACGATCACGAGGGCAGGAGGATCGTCGGAAAGGATGTCGTGGAGTACAAGGCGTTTCAGTAGCGTCGTCTTCCCCGCCTTGTTGCCGCCGATGATGTGCATGTGGCTGAAGCGTTCTTCGTAGGCATATCGGAGTGAGACTGGCTGGTGCAAGATCCGAGCGAATGGCGTATCGTCAAGAGTCTTCTCCGGGTCAACCTGATCTCTATGGTATTGCTGATTCCCATTTTTATCATAGCTCGCCACCCGGCTGAGGATAACTTCATACGGAGCTTGCAAAGCGCGCGGTCGTAAATCACCGTAGTTTGGATGTCCTTTTTCGGTCCAATCACCGCATCTGTTGAAGAAAATGATATCAACCATTTTCGGCACCGTCTGTGCCGGGTCGCGTAGACAAGAAATGAAGTGCGTGGAGAGTGGCGATGAAAACGACGTTCGTATTTCCTTGGCGAGCAGAATGAGCGCATCAACGATGGTATTCGCGTGCTGATCAACGGTTTCGCTTCGTATCTTGTCCTTGTGGAGAGCACCTTTGGCCTCCTCTCCACGAATCAAATCGTCGATTGTCTCATAGAACAATGAAAGCCAGGGCTGCGCGGGTATGAAGAGGTCCACCGCTCTTTGGGCGCGTTGACGAACGATCTCCGAAGGTTTGAGAGTTTGTTGTTCAGTCCTGCGTTCTTCAGGTGCAGCGGGAGGCGCTTGTGGGCTTGGTTGATCGGAAATCGATCGTGGGGTGGTGAAATATTCTTCCAACCATTCAAAACCATTTTGTAAAATGGCAGATATCCCCACTATGAATAGAACCGGGATTCCAATTAAGAGAACCACAAAGAACATTATCTTGAGCCCGCCAGCTACAAGGAAGCCGATTAGGTCAAAAAACCACATCGAAGATAGCCCTGATTTGTGATTCTACTTTTTCTCTCGGCCGCCCATACCTGGCCTGCATCCGTTTGAGGACGGACGCCAGCATACCCGTTTTCGCCCAGGCAGGTGGAGCGGTTTTTATCCAAATGGGCGAGCTTGGCACGCCGCGTTCGTTCCGGCGCATGATCGCTTCGTAGTTCTGAGTGTCGGTCAGCGTGGCGGCATTGGCAACTTCGATGCCCAGCTCTCCGGCGAGAAGCTTCGCATCTTGGCTCCCGACTCTGAACACGACGAGGGTCCCGATATTGCCGAGGACGGCCTGGCGCAGCCCCTCGGGGAGTTGCCCGAGATACTGGTTCGCAAGGCAAAGGGTCAGACCCCACTTGCGGCTTTCCGAGAGAATCGTGCCGAAGCTGTCGGTGGCGAACGACTGGAACTCGTCCGCATACAGCGTGTACGGGATGCGCTCGCTCTCGGGAAGCGTGACGCGCCGCGCGGTGGCCTGGGCAATGGCCGTGACGAAAAGGGCACCAAGCAGATGCGCGGGTTCCTGGCCGATGCCGGAGAGGTTGGCGATGAAGGTTTTACCGTTCACGATGTCATCGAACTTGAGCACCGATTTCTGGCAGAGCACGGCGCGGATGGTCGGGTTGGCGCAAAACTGCCCGACCTTGTTCTGTATCGGCGCGACGGCTTCGTTCTTGAAGCGTTCAGAATATCCTGCGAACTCATGCTCCCAGTACCAATGGATGAAGGGGTCGCCGCAGCGCTGCAAGCAGTGCGCCCGGTAACGGTCGTCGGCGAGGACGCGCGGCAGATGCAGCAGCGTCGCGCGGTTATCGATGAGGAGCCGCAGCGCGTTGTAGAGGATGTATTCCATCCGCGGTCCCCAGCTCTCCGCCCAGATGTGTTTGAACGCCGAGACGATTTCGGACGCGGTAAGAGCGTCGCCGTTCTCAAGCGGGTTGAAGCCGAGCGGGATGGAATGGTGGAAGTAGATGGTGCGGTTCGGATCGCAGGCGTCCGCTACTTGGTTGGCGAGGTCGCCGTGCGGGTCGAGCAAAGCGAAGGAGTGGTCGCGCGTCATCAAGGACGCGAGCATGGTGCTCTTGCCGGTGCCGCTGCGTCCTATGAGATACGTGTGGGCCATGCGTCGGCAGCGGAGCCGTAGCGAGAGGTCGTGCCTTTGACATGCGCTCGGTGGCCGCTGCCGGCGGCTGTCTCTCACAAGGTGAAGTATAAACACGACAGGGCTGGTGGTGTCGTGCATCGGGTGGGCGATCCGTCCTTTATGTCCGATAGGAAGAGTGCCGCTCACTGTGCGTCGTTGAAGCGATAGCGCCACGACCCCAGCCGTTCTGCCCCGAGCGGATACGCGAGGTGGTCTGCGGATAGCGAAAGCTAACCGACAGAACGGATGGGGTCGTGGCGTGAAGCCCGACGCACAGTGATGCGGAAGCGTAGGTGAATGCCTCTATGCCATGAGGCATAGGGAATAGGCATAGTCGGAGCATATCCGTATGCCCGCTGCGTATGCCGTAAGAACAGCGCCCGTTAGGGCGCTGCATAGGTTCCGTCATTGAGGGTAAGTTTGCCCGCTTTCTTCAAAGCGGAGAGAGCATTGGCGACCGATTGCGAGCCGGATTTGTCGCCATCGGCGATGCCGAGGATGGCGCGAACGTCGGCGGGCGATGATGCCTTGGCCTTTACGATGTCGTATACCTGATCGCGGATGCCGGAGCGCCGGCCGCCGGTTGTTGTCCGCTGCCGGGGTTGAACGGCTGGCTTGCCCGTCTTGGCGGCTTCGTAGGCGTCGATCGCCGCGAGTTCGCGGTTGATGTCTGTGAGCTTGGTTTCAAGCTCGTGCTGCTGGCCGGAAATCGTCTCGCGCTCGCGGTGAAGGCGCTCGCGTTCGTGTGTGATGAAGTCGGCGAACGATTGCATTGGGCTCTCCTTTCTGTGAGAGAGTATACCAAAAAAAGAGGGCCGCGTGTAGCGGCCCTACCTCCTAGTTGGAGGATTTTCCTCCCGATTTGGGAAGCCGAGCGTTGCGCTCGTCAGCACGCGCGAGCATCCACTCGTTTACCTCTTCCTCGATCCAAAACACGCGGAAGCCCACGCGCACCCGCAATGGGAACTTGTTGACCTCTTCGAGCCTTGAGACTTGAGTTGGCGACAGGCAAATGCGGTCACGGAGCTGCTTCTTAGTCAGGTAACGCATCTGAACTCTCCCGATGCGGGAGCGTCCAGACGCTGCCCTAGGTTGTCTAGCTAGAGCGCGCGCACGGTATCAGGTTTGGATGAGACGCGAAAGGTGTTGCTCCCATGCGTCTATCGCTGCGCGCATCTCCGCTTGGTATTCGTAGACGTTGTAGACGCGAGCGATCTGCGACTGGGTGCCGCCCGAGACGTGGTTCAAGAGCTTCTCGACGACGATCTGCGGCACTCCGAGCGCCGCCATGCCAGATGAGACCGTGCGGCGTAGGTCATGGATCGTCCAGTCGTAAACGCCAAGGTCTTTATCGAGTTGGGCCTTTGGCTTACCCCAGCCGTTGAAGACGGTCGCGGGCTTTCCTTGGACCCGTTCCCGAGCAGCCGGAAAGAAGTAGGTATCGGATGTGTTGGGTGTCGTCTCAAGGATGCGCCGCGCGATAAGCCCGATGGGGAAGGCGTGGGTGCGCCCGTTCTTTGTGATGTGGGCGGGGATCGTGACAAGCCCGTTCTTGAGCCAGGAACGCTCCAGGCGGGCGATTTCTCCCCTACGCTGGCCGGTAAGGAGGCAAAGGGCGATGATCCGGTGGAAATGATTTTGAGGGGCAAATACCAGCCTACAGAGGCCGTGTAGCTCTTGATCGGACAGCGCCCGCTCGCGCGGTCGAGAATTTGATGGCGGTTCCATGTCCGCCATCGGGCTGCGGTCTATGCAGTGCTGCGAGACGCAGAAGCGGAAGAAGGCCCGGCCGGCGGCAAAGGCGTGGTGGCGCTCGGCCGGCGGCAGCTTCTTGAGCCTTCCGCCGATGTCGTGCGGTGTGATTTGGCCGACGCTCGACCGGCCGTAGGGATAGTGCTTGGTCAGCAGACGACGGTAATCTGCCAGGGTGCGGGGCCTCAGCGTCTTCTCCCGCTCGGTGAGGAAGGCATCGCGCGCTTCCTCGAACGCAACGTGCTTCGGGCGCACGCGGCCGAGCGTCTTCTGTGCGAGGATGCGCCTGGCTTCCGAGCGGGCTTCGGAGAGCGTTAGGCCGCCGGGGCCATACTTGCCGATCGTCTGGCGCCGGCCGGAGCCGATGAGGACGATGAAGGATTTTGCGCCGCCGGGGTAGACACGTAAACCGAACCCGGCGGTCGCGTCATCCCAGATGGTGAACGCTGCGGCGGCAGGCTTGGCCGCCCGGATCGCAAGCTCGGAAAGTTGAGGCAC